ATGGTTGACAATGTTTTTAAGAAGAAATTGGCATCAATTAAGAACGAACATGTGTCGGTGTTAGATAGTTACAAAGTAAGATCATTTAAAGAGACTCATAGCGACACGGCCTGTATTGTGCGTATTATTGAAATATATTCACTGAATAAGCTGCGAGCTAAAGGTGAAAAGCTGTATTCACTTACGGGGTTAACAGTACCTGATACGGAAACTGTGGCGAATGAGATCAACCTGCTCCTGAGCCGTTATGCCCAGTTGTGTCGTCAGGAAGAGGAAGAGTTATCTTTCCGGCAGCGTGAAGTGACAAATGCGGAAGTTGCATGGAAAAGCACATTCTCAAAAAACGGCGTCAGTAGCATTGCTGAAGCCAAAACGAATAAAATGGGGCATGCTGAACGAGCGGATGCTGAACGGTATTACCATCTGGCTGTTTCCCGGTTGAATGAACAACATAGTCGATTGAGCACGATCAAGCTTTTGCCGGGAGTACTGGCCGATGAAGGAAACTACATTGGGAAGGGAATCGATAAGCGTTTACTGAATATATTTCCTCAATCCGGCCAGATCCCTGCTGATTTTATTTCTGTATTTAATGACAGTGACGTTGTCCGTGATATTAAATTTATTACTGATGCACTCAAGTCTTTATCTGATTCCGTGAGTGAAATTATTAGTCGTTGTAGCGTTCCAACTGATCGTTATGTATTAAATAACGGTGGAATGGCAAGAGCTATGGCTTACAGGGAGTACTATCGAGCAGATAATTATGTATTACGTTCAGTCGTAAGTGACCGGGATTATGTTGAGCATGTAATGAAATACAATCTGGTTACTGAGTACAAAAATAAAATCTTTTCTTAAATACTTAAAAAGGTGAAAAACTATGTATGCCTTCAAAACTGAAAGGCCGGACGCAGCACGTCGTTATCATAATAAATTCGTCACTGGCACTAACTATCAGGAAGAATCAAACAGACGCTTTGCATTAAGCGAACCTACTGAAAATATACTGCGTACCTCAATTCTGGAATCCGGGTGGCTTATTAAAAATATTACCCTACGTGATGTTAACGCCGTGTCAGGTAATGCCGTCAATATTGGTGCCAGTGAACTGTATACCGGACGTGTGGATGGTGGCCGTTTCCACAAAAAAATGGCAATCAATGGTACGGAGTTCTTTCTGACAGAGACGGATACCTGCGCCCGGATCAGCTATTCCGATATGTCTCATATTTACCATACCGGCGTGCCGGATGAGTTTGAGAAAACGGTTGAGAGCTTTTTTGCCCAGGCATATGCGCTGGACATGCTGCGGGTCGGTTTCAACGGTGTGTCGATTGCAAATACTACAAACCCGGAAATCAATAAAAAAGGCGAGGATGTCAATATTGGCTGGCATGCACTGGCGAAAGCCTACGGGAACGGAAAGCAAATCATCTCTGAGCCTGTCACTCTGGGAGAGACTGGCACCTGGAAAAATATTGATGCTCTGGCCAACCATCTGATTACAGAGCTTATTGCTGAGCAGTTTCGTGAAGATCCTCGTCTGGTTGTACTGGTTGGGGCAGAGCTGGCAGCACATCAACGCCTGAAGTTATTTAATGCCGCAGACCGCCCGTCTGATGTGAATGCGGCACAGATGGCTACAAGTTCTGTTGCTGGCCGCTTTGCGTTTATTCCCCCGTTTATGCCGGGTAAGCGTCTGGCAGTAACGACGCTGGATAATCTGCATATTTACACTCAGGCGATAACACGCTGGTTTCGTGCTGAGTTTGATGATGAAAGCAGTGAATACGTGCATTCCTACCTGCGCAATGAAGGTTATGCACTCGGTGAACCTGAACTGTACGCGGCTGTTGATGAGTGCACCCTGACGTTTGCGGATTGACTTAGCGACAGAAAGACCCGCTCAGAGGCGGGTCTCGTTTACAGCATCAGGAAAAATGAAGAACTATTTTTAAGCAGAGGCTTAAGCATGCCAGCGTTAATTAATCCAGGCAATGATCAGTTTTCGGTTATAAATTTCTTGCCTCACCAGGAATGCGCGGGATATAGTTTAAAGGTTGCCGCAAAATCGGCAGCCGGGCGTAGGAACCCGTGTTATCTGAAGGCGATACTACACGCGCTAGGCGTGTTTTTTTGTGTCGCAGCTTTGACTCACCTAAAATTTATGGTGTGGTGGCTGATTGTATTTTTTTATTTTTTACGCCACATCATCAGAATTATGGTAGTCCAGGCGGGGCAGCTTTCGGGCTGGCCGGTATCCTTCAGAGCCGGTATTCCTACCCCCGTCTGGGCTACCACCCATGAGCGTAGGAACTCCGGTGGTAGCGTTACCCGCTATCTGAAGGAGGTTGCCATTATGGCTACAGTCCCTGCTTTATCTCACCCTGAATTTACCTTTGTCTTTCTGGCTGTCCGCCGTACAGACCGTGATGCCCGTCCACGCCCTGTGCGTGTAATCGCAGAATGCGAGCATGCTGCACGCCTTAAACTTGCCACTGAATTTATCCTGAGCTTTGCTGCCCGTATCCCTGTGAAAAGAGCCGGGGAGGTGGTTGCATGAAATCCATGAATTTTAAGCAAGGCTGCATATTGAGTGAACAGGGGGAGAGTCGTCTGTTACGGGCGGCACTGGCCAGTGAGTTTCTTGCAGAGGTCTTGTCCGTGCCCACAGTGAATGGAGCGAGAACTGTTTCAGCGGAAGGCGCTGCGGCTTTAGTGGCCTGTATTGCCGAACAACTGGATGGCGTTGTTAAGGAAACCAGCACAATTAAGGGAGTGATGCGCGATGAATAATAATCAAAATTTAAAGGCGCATGCTTTACGAACAGCAGTCTTACGCTACTACATTGCTGATGCATTCATTTCCTTAATGGTGCGTGTTCATAATGAACCTGTTTATATTGAAGATGGCGAACGAATAGAACTCTCCCACGAAAAAGTGGTGAGTAATATTATTTACCATATTGAAATGCCGTGGGTGAATGAGTTTGGGGCTGATGCTGGTTGCATACTGGCCGCAGAGAAACTGGAAAAAATGCTTAAACCAGGCTTTATGTCAGAAAATATTCGCCTGTCAGTTTTTGGTGTCACAGAGATGCGTGAGGTTTACCGGGATATTATTTTCGGAGCACCTGATGGCGAACTACCCGAAGGTTTTGAATTTGTGAAGCCGGAAGGTCAGGAGGTGCTGCTGTGAAAACACCGTCTGTATCCACGATTTCCGGAGCTGCAATTGGGCGCTGGCCTTATATCCTGTCAGCATTAGGTATTAAAGTACCGTCCGCAGGACATCATGGGGCTTGCCCTGCCTGTGGTGGAAAAGATCGTTTTCGACTGGACGATAAAGCGGGGCGAGGGACGTGGTTTTGTAATCAGTGCGGTCATGGCGATGGTCTTGATCTGGTTCGTCTGGTGACAGGAAGAAAGATAAAAGAAGTCGCCGGGATGGTATCTGAGGCGCTTGCATTACCAGAAATACAGGAGAAGCCCGCATTGCCAGCCAGGAAAAAGGCCGCAGGAAAAGAAGCGGGCGCGGAGCGATATACCAGACTCAGACAGCAGTCCTGCAATGGTGAGCCGGTCTATCTGACAAATAAGAGCTTACACGGGTATTCACTTCCCTTGCTGTCACAGCCTTTGAATCTGGCCGGAATAACATTTTCCACCGGTTCATTACTGCTGCCTTTGACGGATATTTCCGGGAATATTACTGGTGGCCAGCTTATCAATCCTGACGGGGATAAAAGTCTGCTGCCCGGTAGCCAGCTGTCTGGCGCATTCATTGCCCTGACCGATATACCCGCTGAAACACCTGAACAGGTGATTATCACTGAGGGTTTTGCCACGGCGCTTACCGTCAGTCTGCTGACTGAAGGATGGATCGTGGCGGCTGTCGCTGCCACCAATTTACTGAAGGTGACGGAGCAGATCCGAAAACGCTGGCCGGAAACCCGGATCATTCTGGCCGGAGATAATGATCTGGCTGACGGCAAAGAAAACACCGGGCGTATTCAGGCAGAGAAAGCCGCCAAAGCGGTGGATGGCTGGGTAACGCTCCCTCCGGTACGCCATAAGGCTGACTGGGATGATTATCGGCAGGAAGTGGGGAAAGAACGGGCGAGAGATGCCTTTCGTGAAGAAATGACGCTGCATGGCAAAGGGCAGACCCGTTTACCAGAAGGGTTCCGGCTGACAAAAGAATATTTGTGGTACGACAAGCTGGTTAATAAGTCTGATGGTGATACAGAGATACGTAATATCAAAATTTGCAGTCCGTTGCGGGTGACGGCAATCACCAGTGATGCTGATGGAAGTAATTACGGGCGTTTGCTGGAATGGGAAGATACCAACGGAAACAGCCGTAAATGGGCAATGCCGATGGAGATGCTGGGCGGTAGCGGGGAAGAACTGCGCCGCGTTCTGCTGGTTAACGGGCTTTCTTACATCAACATTAACGGCATGGCCAGAGCATTCCTGATGGAATATATCTCGCTGTGTAAACCGGACAGAAAAGTAACCTGTGTGAATAAAACTGGCTGGCACGGCGGGGTTTACGTTCTCCAGGATGAAGTGATAGGGCGCGAAGCCCAGTCAGTCATCTTACAAACATCGAGTGTGCAGGGGCGTGATTTTCGTGTCAGCGGCACATCAGAGGGCTGGCGTGAAAATATAGGCCGTTATTGCATAAAGAATGCCCGTCTTGCCTTTGCGGTGAGTCTGGCATTTGCTGCCCCCCTTCTGAAACTGGTTGGTATCGGCGGTGGAGGTTATCACCTCAAAGGGGAATCCACAGACGGTAAAACCACGACGATGAAAGTGGCTGCATCAGTATGTGGTGGAACAGATTTCTGGCATACGTGGCGGGCGACGGGGAATGCCTTAGAAGGAACGGCGAGCCGCCGCAATGATGCCACGCTGATGCTGGATGAAATCCGGGAGGTTGACGGCAGGGAGGCGGGAAATATCGCTTATATGCTGGCTAACGGGCAGGGCAAAGCCAGAGCCAGAACAGATGGTTCGGTAAGGGAAACCAACCGCTGGAATCTGTTGTTTCTGTCTACCGGGGAACTGTCACTGGTAGAGCATGCGGCAAGCGCCGGGGAACGTACGTATGCCGGGGTTGAGGTCAGAATGATCCAGATCCCAAGCGATTCGGGCAAGTATGGCGTGTTTGAAGAACTTCATGGCTTCAGTAGCGGGAAAACCCTGGCTGAGCATCTTGAGCAGCACGTAGCGCATTATCATGGTGCACCATTCCGCGACTGGCTGTATTGCCTGACCGCTGATCTGCCGGAACTGACCAGTCAGGCGAAAGCCTTATTGAAAGAGTATACCCGAAGGCTGACGCCGGAAAATGCCGGGAATCAGGTTGGCCGGGCTGTTACCCGTTTTGCTCTGGTTGCGATGGCCGGGGAGCTGGCCACAAAAGCGGGCATCACAGGATGGCCGGAGGGAGAGGCCTTTCGTGCCGCTCAAAGCTGTCTGGCTGCATGGATGGCTGACCGGGGCCATACAGCTAATCAGGAAGATAAAGCGGCACTTGAACAGGTTCGGGACTTCATGACGCGTAATCAGTTCAGTCGGTTTGCTGACTGGAATGACGACAGGAACCGGCCTGTTTCAATGATGGGATTCAGAAAAGTCGATAAAGGAGACAACGTGACAGAGCCGGTTGTGACGTTCTACGTTCTCCCGTCAGGCTGGAAGGAGATCTGTAAGGGATTTGACTCGCGTAAGGTGGCCAGGTTGTGTGTGGACGCGGGCTGGCTGAAACCCGGTGAAGATGGCCGGACGCAAAACAGCATTCGCCTGCCAGAAATAGGGCTTAAACGTGTGTACCAGTTCAATACACAGGTACTGGGAAGCGCTGAACCTGAGTGATTATCGCGTGAGTCTTATTTTTATGAGGTAACACTGGTAACAGAGGTAACACCCGTTACTGATGCGGTTCTTCAGTGTTACCAGTCAAAAATACTGACTGGTAACAGAGGTAACAAAAAATGGTGTGTTACCACGCGTTACCTCTTGATTTTGCTAACTGGTAACAGATTAAATCCTTTTAAATCAATAGCGTTACACGTGTTACCAGTGTTACACGTTCAGAACAAGAGGTAGGGATCCAAATCCCTTCTTCTGGCGGGCAACAGTATAGGGCACAGAACGATGAAGATGATGAGAATGTACTGCCCCACATGTCAGGCAGTAGCACGGATAGGTAAAACAAACAGGAAACACCCACAACTGTACGATGTGTACTGCTATTGCTCTAATGTGGAGTGCGGTCACTCGTTTGTGATGAATGTTGCTTTCTCCCATTCCGTTAGTCCAAGCGCGCTGAACGGGCAGGGAAGGGTTAAAGAGCTGATTGATGCAATTCCACCCGAGGAACGGGAAAAGGCTTTAAAGTTGCTGCTGGCTGCGCAAAAGAATGGGTAAAGTATGCGTCGGGAATGGCCGATCTGTTCCCGGAACCTGAACACAGGATTTCAGTTTATACGGTCATAAAATTATTATTTTTCAACTGGTTATCTTCTTCATGTTTCACAAACCTTCATAAAATCACACACCTAAAATTAATTATCCATTTAATATCATAGAGTTGCGTATTCAGGCCATAGATTCGACGGACAGTAAAACTGAAAAAAAATGAATTTCTTTTCATTCTTTTCAGTTCCTGTATCGCAGTACATCTCGAGGACTGGCACGGACTGGCGGTATCGTTTGTAAAAAATCCAGGCTGAAAATTTTTAGTGATATGAAAACCGCAGGCGGGTGCGGTGTAGTGCCGTTTTGGTCTGTCGAGCGTATATTTTCCTTTTTCACGATTGCTGCATATCAAAACGAATGTGCAGATATCAGGCCGTGTCAAACCGTGAATCGTGGAGCCTAAATGCCCAAACTACGTTTGTAGACCTAGCTAGGGGAAGGTTTCCACATATACTGCTACCTATCTTCCAGTCGCTGGTGAGGATCAAGGTAAGCTAACTGGTGAACAAGAAAAGTACTTTCGTATCTTGCGTACTCGTTTTTTTTGATTAGTATGTACAGGTAGTAACTGGATGGTGAGAATTCGTCATAACTTATCAAATTGCATGATGTTTATAGAGTATGAGTAATGAGTCATAATAAAAAGGAATATGCTAAATTTTTCCGTCGCCCCATTTTTTCATCCTTAGCAAAAGGTAAGGATATTTCGGATTTATTTGGGAGTTTTGATTCTTACTGCTATGAAACACTGTTTTCAAACAATGATAATAATGAACATGAGATTTCACTAAGGGATTTATTTACATCATTATATGATTTTTTGCGTCTGAATTATAGAAATGAATATGTTTATAAGACAGCACTTGTCAATAAAATAATATTCGGTAAGCACAGCCCAAAAACAAGTTCGTCGTCCATAGAGTTACCAATTAAAAACTCTATAGTGGATGTTGCGGTGTTTAATGGTACGTCTACAGCTTACGAGATTAAGACAGAGTATGATTCACCAAAAAGGTTGATTACTCAAGCCCCTGATTATTTGGATGTTTTTGATAAAGTGTATATAGTTACACATCCAGAGTATGCAAGTAAATATTGTGCTTTAAATCTCCCCAGAGTGGGAGTTATGGTTTTGAATAAAAAAGATCAATTGAGTGTCATTAAGGAGGCAGATTCAAATATTGATTATATTAAAAGTGACAGCTTGTTTTCAGTTCTTAGAAAGGAAGAGTTCTTAGCTATAATAGAAGATTACACTTCAACTAAAATAAATATGCCTAACGGATTGGTTTATGAATATTGTAAAGAGATATTCATGCAGATGCCATTAAACATAGCAAATAAATACTTTATCTCTGCTATGAAAAAAAGATGTAACGATAAAGTTTTTTTGGATTATATTTATTCTCTTCCAGCATGTTTACGTGTTTTAGGTTATGCAACACCATTATCAAGAAAGCAAAAAGAATTCATCATGAATTTGATGGATGTAAAAATTAAAATTTGTTGATATCCTCAGGAGTTGTAAGTTATGTATAGCCCATATTTGTATGCGAGAAGTACAGAGTTATTATGCCTTAGGGACCTCGTTGCGAAGGGAGTTAGCCTAAATGGTCTGCTACCAATTTTAGAACCAATTAACGTCAATACGAGAAATTTATTAACATGTTTAAATGTTTGGAATTCTGACATAATTGTTATCCTTAATCCTTATCAGGAAGATTTTTCTTCACACAATAACGTCTTAACTTTAAATCAAAATTTATCAAGTGTATTAACAAATAAAAATAATATCATCTCTGGATATCTTATTCAGCCCAATACAACGATTAATGATATTAATAATTGGTTGAATGCTAACTTAAATAGACGAGTTGCACTTCTATATGATAATCCATCATTATCCAACTCTGATATTCAGTTGTTGGCGACAAATCAATTGATTAGTTATCATGTTGTTTTAAATAATAAAATGCTTCCTAATCAGTGCGCTCTTCTTCCTTTGTCGAAGTTAATTATTATTAGCGATAACTTTAGAAAGTTAGCAAAAAATGCTGATTATAATGGGCCGGAACTTTTCACGCACGCACATCAATTCGTGGGACAAAATTACTTAGGATTTGGCGATTATACAATTACTGGCCAGGTACTAGATCTTGGAGGTGGTCAACCTTCTGCTGTTGCCGCACATTTGGTGTTCAAGAATTTACAAGCGAATACAGTTTGGATTCGTCATTTTGTATCAAGCAACACGCAACGAGGAAGTTCAAATGTTACTGCAAAATTTTTAGATGTTTCAGATCAAATTACAAATCTTGTTCCCCAACATCCAACCCAGTTTGGCAGCAACATTGGTCTTAACTATTATTATTACAATAGTCAACCAACTGTAAGGCATTTCCCTGGGTTGCCAAAAAACAAACAGTATCAAATTACTCACCATATTTGTTTCATGCTGGATTTAATAGCAGGTCGTATTTAATAAGCTAGCGTACCATTCCATCATTACTTGTCGATCTTTAATATATTGCGCATGATTGTAAGTACCTCGAATAGAGTTCTTATCAACATGCGCAAGCTGCATTTCAATCCAGGCACTTTCAAACCCATGCTCATGCAAGATGGTGCTCATGGTATGCCTGAAACCGTGACCCGTTAACCGACCGTGATAACCCAGTAGTTTTATCACTTTGTTGATGCTGGCTTCGCTCATTGGTTTACTGACGTCATTCCGGCCAGGGAAAACGAGGCTGTAATTCCCTGTTATTTCTTGCAGCTTTTTCAGGATATTGATCGCCTGAGTTGATAACGGAACCAGATGGGGGCGGCGTTTCTTCATCCGTTCTTTGGGGATCTCCCATAAGGCATTATCTAAATCAAACTCAGCCCATTCCGCTGCACGTAGTTCAATTGTTCGCACGCCTGTTAGCATCAACAGCTGCGTGGCGTATTTGGTAACTAAACTGCCCTGATAGTTATCCAGAGCATTAACGAACTCGGGCAACTCGCTTTCAGTCAGGAACGGGAAGTGTTGGGTTTTAGGTTTGTTGAGTGCGATAGCTAAATCGGGTGCAAAATTATACTTTGCTCTACCAGTGGCAACAGCATAACGAAGCACTTCACCACAGCGGCGGCGGATCTTACTGGTTTGCTCTAGCGCACCTCTTTTCTCTATTTTTTGCAGGACGGTTAGCAGTTCTAATGGTTCAATCTGCTCAATTGGGCGCTGGCCGATAAAAGGAAAAATATCCTTTTCCATACAATTGAGAACCTCTTTTGCATAACCCTCTGACCAGGTGGCTTTTTTCGATGAGTGCCATTCTCTGGCCACAGACTCAAAGCTGTTCTCATGCGCGAACTGCAAAGCAATCTTATCTGCTTTTCTGGCTTCACTTGGGTTTATCCCGTTGGCTAACATCGAACGCGCTTCATCACGTTTGGTACGTGCCTGTGCCAACGACACATCGCCATATACGCCAAAGGAAATCATCTTAGGCTTACCTGCAAAGCGATAGCGAAAACGCCAGCCTTTACTGCCCGCTGTGTCGATCAGGAGTGATAGCCCCATACCATCGTTAAGCGTATAGGGTTTGTCCTTCGGTTTTGCTCTTTTTATTTGGATGTCAGATAGCAGCATGTGTATAGAAAAAAGATCGAACTCAGTTATACACAATGTTATACGCAAAGATGTATAGATTCCATTAGAAATAATGGTACTTTGCTGGACGAGTATAAGGAGATGATATCAGTTAAAACAGTGAGTTATGGAATTAATTGAACTTAGTGAGAAGTGTTCATGGTGTCCCCTGCAGACATCTACTTGAGGCGGCAGGGGATTGATTGGAATGGTGTTTTTTAGATGTGAGAAATATTTTACCCGCTATTTTACCCATTGGCGCGGCTTAAGAGCTTATTTTTGAATTCACAATGGTCACGATATAACCATCTTGCTCGCCCGTGGATAACTTTGGCTTTTGGCAGGTCGCCGGACTTAATCCGGTCATAGATGAAGGTTTTACCGAAGCCAGTATCGGCCATGATGAATTTCAAATCAACCAGTGAATCAGGTTGTAGTTCGTGTTGCATGAGTGCTATCTCCGAATAGGGAATCGAACCTGCAAATCAGGCAATAAAAAACCGCCATCAGGCGGCTTGGTGTTCTTTCAGTTCTTCAATTCGAATATTAGTTACGTCTGCATGTGCTATCTGCGCCCACAGCATCCAGTGGTCATAGCAGTCGTTGATGTTCTCTGCTTCGATAACTCTGTTGAATGGCTCTCCATTCCATTCACCTGTGACTCGGAAGTGCATTTATCATCTCCATAAAACAAAACCCGCCGTAGCGAGTTCAGATAAAAGAAATCCCCGCGAGTGCGAGGATTATCATTCATTGTCGATATTCACCTTTATAGCGAACACCTTTACCGGTTTATCGCCGAAGTGCGGATGTGTGATTGTCTTGATTTCATATCCGTCATACGGGACGTCAATTCTGCGGCTGGAATCGTCGCGCTTCGGATATCCCTTTGTGATAATCAGGCGGTCATACTCGCGGAACATAATTCGCTTATTCCAGTAGTCATTACACAGGCGATACTCTTCCGTTTTCTCTCCGCGAATCATGGCATCGAAGTATTCACCTTTAACGGCAAGTTGCAGGTTAGCCACGACCTTCCTCCTTTGGCTTGTGAATTTGTATCGTCATGCCGCTTTGAGTGGTGACTACAACGACAGAACCAGGCTGAAGACTGTTAAGATTGAATGCTTCGTAAAACGAAGCCAAGGCCAGCGCTTTTTTATTCTTTCGGTTCCACCAACGCCATCCATTGCTACAGGCTACACTGACAATCCACTGTCCACTCCTGTAAGCCATATAAAACCAGATGAGCAAAACCTGAAGGAAGGCTATCCAGTTAATAATCGTATATTTCGCGAAGTAGTCCATCACTTCACCTCCTGCGGCGGTTCTGGTAGCGGCATCCAGTGTGTTACATTGCTAATCAGACCATATTCATTAGTTTGAGGATGCCCGCCGCGATCGTCTCCGTATTTAAAACTTTCCATAAAACCATAATGCTTATCCCCATTAACGCTCACAAAGCCGTAATAAGCTGGTATAACGCCGATCTCACACGTAATCAACAAAGGAAAACTAGTTCTCCAATTTAGCTCACCAATTACAGGCATTCGATCACTACAGCTTATCCAACTATCCGGAGTTCCCGGAGAGTTGCCATTTACATCGAAGTTTGGCTCTGCGTCCTGAACCAGGAGGATGTAACCATTCTTGGCTGTATCAAGTTCTAACGCCTCGGTGACGGTGCCGAAATAGCGATTACCTAAATCAGCATCACAAGTGCTTACATCAATGGAAACTTCCATGCCCTCGATTAATTCTGGCAACTTGTAAGTTTGGCTTATAGGCTCTGCTTCCAGCGATGCCAGTGCAATTCGTGCCAGTTCCATTTGTTCTCCACGGGTAAGTCCGTTATCAAGCGGATTTTTAATGAATAATTCGATACGTTCTTTGGTTATAGCGCTCATATCACTCTCCTTTGATGCGAATACCAGCAGCGCGCTCGGCTTCACTTTGTTCCCAAAACCACTTGTGAAGCTCCATAAGCTTTTCGTCAATCGGTGCATATTTGCGATTAAAGTAGGCCTGAGCATATTTCTCAGATTCGTCCGGTAATTCGCCAGGGCCAAACAGTGTGTTATAAATCCATGCCAGTCCGCTCTTAGCGTCGCCAGTTGCCTGCCATTCGATAATGGCAGCCTGCATGACCAGAATGTTTTTCCCGATTAACAGGTCCAGTTCTTTGAACCGGTTGCGGATGTATGCATTCTCGCTTTGTAATTTTGCGTTGCGCTTCTATGCGGCTTCCAGCTCAACGCGCAGCTTCCCTACCGTAAGCGCAATATCCTCGTTCTCCCGGTCACGGCGTTTGATGTATTGCTGGTTTCTTTCCCGTTCATCCAGCAGTGCCAGCACGGTTTCTGGTCCGGTCAGAAATTTGAAGGCGTTGAGCGCATCAATATCCACACCGTAATCTTTAAGTTCCTGTTCACTTATCAGATCATCATCAACTGGCAACATTAACAGGCGTTCCATTGCCGGAATTGCACGTTCTGCCTCCTCACGCAGCGCCAGTGTGTCGATGTCGATGTTGCTCATTGTGCCTCCTCGATTTCGTCCCATTCCACCCAGGCATTCTCTCCATCAGCATCGATTTCACCTTTGTGACCGCATTTGGAACAAACGGCCTCATCACCCGCCCACAAAGAATCTTTGGTTACCGACCATCCTGTTACCTTGGCTTTGCCGTGCTGGCACTTAGGGCAATCATCAAGCCATTCGACTTCGACCGTTGAAGGACCAAATCCATGTTCAGTTCGGATGCTCATGACTGAACTCCTTTGCGAATCTGTTCCGCCCATTCTTCAAGGGATTTCTCCGCATATTCACCGGACAGGCCATCAATCGGATGCGGTTCATTAGCCAACTCTTCTTTCGCTGACAAAATCATGCGTGTAACGTCGAAAACTTCACGCAAAGACTTATTGATAAATCCGTGATTGAACGCAGCAGCAAGACGGCTTGCGGTGTAGTTAATCCCCTCGTTGCGTGCCTCCGCACGTATTTCATCCAGGAAAGCGTCGGTGGCTGTGGTTTCGATATCGTTAATTTCAGGAAGAATCTCTTCCCATGTAGCGATATCGCCATTCAAATGCCACCCGGCAATTCCACTGGAGTTATCCGCAACACTCCGAACGGCTTCAATAGTTTCATGCATTGCCGCATTCAACGCCGCCAGCGCCGCGCACTTGGCCTCCGCTTCAGCAAATTTACGCACCAGATATTCAGCGTTTGTTTCGTTAACCTTTAAATCTCGGGGGATGCATTTACCTTTCAGGAATCCATCCATCTCAATTAGTGACATTTGTTTCATTTCTTCCCACTCCGCAACATCGCATTCAGATATTTGTTTTGATTCACTGATGGAAAAGAATTTCTCTTAAGCAATTCCTCTCTCGATGGCATTGGCTTTACGCGTTGGCGAATAATCATTTCTGCCGGAAGAATGCCGGGATTGTATGCAAGTCCTCTCATGATTTACTCTCCACGAACTGGTCAACGGCCATGCTAAGTGACACACCTAAAGTCTCGATATGCTGCTGAATATCCTGTAGCGTCTGCGCCTGAGATAACAGGATTTCACGGTTGCATAACTCTTTAACCAGATGCTCAAACTTGCTGTAATAACCGATACGGCTTAGTGTTTCTTTCCCTGCATTCTCACCTTCTTTGATAATTCCTCTTTCGCTAAGAATCAGGTCGTGTTTGGTTCCGGTAATAACGTATTTTCCAAGGTCGATGTTTAGCTTCATTGTTAATTACTCCATGTTAATTTATTCGTATGCCTGCTCTTTCTTCATTGAGTTTTTTTAGCTTGTATCGCATAGCTCTTACTGAATAAATTGAGCGGCAGGTTGCAATTGCTATTTCTTCTGCGGAGAACTTACCGAAAAGTGATACTTCGGCTCTTGTCCAGCGTCTTCCACGAAGTCGGCTAACAATGTCAGCGCCAATCCTTGTTGCTTTCGCCATAACTGCTTTTTCAGTCCTTTCCAGTTTTTCAGCAATAACTTCAACTGGCATTGTCGCCGATACTTCGCGCAAGAAATCGACTTCCCATTTCTCCCATGGAGTCTTTTTCATAGGCGATACCGTTATTTGATAAGAAGTGAAGGTTTCCCAACCTTGAGTTGAGCACCGGGAATATTTATTCCTGCTTTTAGTTGGTGCTTGATTGCCAGTTTGTCGGCTTTAATTGTCGTTTCAAACTCAACGTATTCAGGAGGAAGGGCGCTTGAGTCGATTATTTCTACAATTTCTGACGGTTTGCGGATTGTTACCTGGTGAATACCTGCTCGAATATTTTTCTTGCCAACCATTTCAAGCGATGACGCTATATATGATTTGATGCTGTCAATCTTATTTTGAATTACTGCGGCTCGCTCATTCAGTGACTTTGCCTCTTCCTTGAGGCGTTCAGCATAACCAGATTCATTTTTAATGACGGAAAGAAGTTGCTCTATTTTATCGGTAAATTCTCCTTCCATGCCTTCTATTGTGTCAGCAATCATCTCTGGTTCTAAATCTGAATCCATCAATTTTGCGTATTCATTGGCAATTTCATATAGTTTGCTCACTGGCAACCTCCAGTTTCGCTTTGCATTCTGCGTAAATGGCTTGTACGTTCTGCTGCAATTTCATTCCAGATGTCAGGCGATATGCTTCTGCAAAATATCGCTTCAAATCATCCATGTTTTCTGCCTGAGCCATTTCATCACAAAGAAGTTGTGCTTTATCCATTATTTCCTGCTGGCGTTTCCGTTCATCTTCGCGGATATCTTCCTCTGATTTGTGCGGCATAACTGGTTCCTGATGCATACCTTCATCTTCGTTAAGCAGGTGAATGGCATTATCCAGTCGCTGGGCTTTAGGCCAGTATTTGCTGGCGCGTTTAACTATTGTTTTACGCGCCATCTCTTCCCAGAATGTTTTCCACGGTCCATTCTTTGCCTTGCTCGTTGCTTCCACAGCTTTAATTTCTGCCAGACTCATTTCTTCAGTCAGGTAGTCACCATCTGCTGTTTTAACCGTGCAATAACCTCCAACAATAGAGCCTCGCTCACCAAATGCGTTGTATTTGTGGGTTGGTGCTGAATCAAGGCCATTTGATTCATAGATGTCGTTTGAGTACACCAGTTTGCATTGCCCCCACTTAATTGATCCTGTCGATTGCGCAAGATGAAGTAATCCCATGTAACTGATATCAAGGCACACCATGCCGTCGCGCGGAACCAGATAAGCCAGTTTGCTGGCCGGGTTTAAGGTGATGCCGATCGCCGCAACATTGATGATGGCGTTCTGTGCGCTGGTTGGATTTGCCAGTGCCGTTTTAGCCAGGTAATCGTTTTTCTGGAAATACTGAATTGCAAACTGGCTTTCCTTAGCCCATGTCACCGTCTGTTCAGTCAATGCTCCGCAGAATAACTGCTCCTGCTGTTTAACGAATTCAACGATATTGCTCATGCAGCTTCTCCATAAATATGTCTGCGTTTGAATATTGCGAAGGCATATTCAGCCTTAACTCTTTCGGTTATTGCATCCCAGAACCATTCAGCGGCTTTTTCCTGATAGTTACAGTCATCATCTTCCAGCCAGTCGATAGCGTCCTTAGTGTGTTCATCTGGTTTATATGAGCGAAGCATTTCGCTTATTGGGTCGCAACGTTTGCAGAGGCGATCAACTTCACTGTTGATTCGTTCGTAATCATCATCGGTAAAACTTGCGATTATTTGCGATATTTCACGCTTATCATTCAGAGTCAGAATCATCATCTTTCTCCTGTTCTTTGTGCTGATTGAGCATTTTGTTCATCTGACGAATGAATTCTTCGTCTGACCAGTTGTCTGTAAAACTCATGGGCGGCCTTGTTGTTTCAAAATATCCCAAAGCTTTTCGAGCAAGCTTTTCATTCTTGGTTGTTTAAAGTCTGCTCCGGTTAAAATGTTTTTTCGTGAATGCTGTACCGATAAAATCGGGTTGAAAGGGCGAACCGATGCCGCCCCTGCAATAGCGAACTGTTGCATAGGATGCTCCTTCTGTTTGATTGCATAACGAAAACGCCTCGAGTGAAGCGTTATTGGTATGCATATAAAAAAGCCCTCACACTGGAGGGCAAAGAAGATTTCCAATAATCAGAACAAGTCGGCTCCTGTTTAGTTACGAGCGACATTGCTCCGTGTATTCACTCGTTGGAATGAATACACAGTGCTTATTCGTCATGCATTTCAGGTATTTCTTCGTATTCAACACCCCACATGTTTGTTACCCAGGATAGTTTTTCGTACCGTTGACAAGATTCAGACCACATAAACTGACTTCCATGCGGGCGAGTTTCGATATCTGTTATCTCTCCCGGCCGAACAAAACTGGTATTCGACTTCGTTATTTTTACTTTCATTACTCATCCCCAAGAGCTTTGCTGATTGCTGACTGTGCTTTCGATACTTCATCAGGATAATGGTCATTCCAGTTTTGCTTGTATGCCTTGTTTAGCATTGCTTGCAGGGCATTTAAAAGGTCTGGTGCTGCCGCTATTAGATTGGCATCTTCAATGCATAGAACTTCCTCACAGATTGCAATATACGAACGCCAGCCTGCGCCATTTTCAAGTGAGTCTGCCTGGATGATTTTAATCTCATCGCCATCCATCATTATTTCCCACTTACCTTCAGTACCTTTAAATTCCATGTTCGCCTCTGTTGTTTATGCCAAAAATAAAGGCCGACTATGCGGCCTATTTGATTGAGCGAATCGTTGTCCACGATACTGAATGCTCAGCTGTAAGCTTGAACTTACGCTCGCATTCATAGCATGTATGCTCTTCTTCGCAGGCGTCGTATGATTCATCGGTGGATATTTCAGCCTTACACCATGGGCAGCGAGCCTCATCTCTGCGCCAAAAATCCAGCTCATCATATTCATCGTCAGGAATAATTCTTGCCTCAGCTGCTGCTAGGCGTTCCTGATTAATTTTCTCTTGGCAATCATTGCATCGCCATCCACCACGACATCCCCAGACAGCACCCATTCCAGCTATGGTTTGTGACGTTGACGCGTGCTCTCTATCAATTCCGCAATCAACACAAACATCATGCTTTTCGCATCTGCAATACGCCCAGTCCTGAGGAGAACCATTGCAGTGATCGCAACCCTCAACCCAATGCCAAACCCCATCAATTTCCTTTGAGTACCAGCTTTTTACTGGAGGAGTTAGCTCGAAGTCGCATTCTTGTATAAGCTTCCCGCCTTTGACTATGCGCTCACCAAAGAGCTGAGATGCTCCTGCTCTTGAGCGCTTTATTCCTGGAAAAAGGCGAAGGTCATTAATTACGCCCCTGATAATCTCTCCATCAATTCTATTGCTCATTCCATCACCTCAAATAAGTGGCTTGCTGCCTAATTTCATTTTCTGGCGACCAACACAAGTCACACCCATTTCACTGCGTGGCTTGCTGTACCATGTGCGCTGATTCTTGCGCTCAATACGTTGCAGGTTGCTTTCAATCTGTTCGTGGTATTCAGCCAGCACCGTAAGGTCTATCGGATTTAGTGCGCTTTCTACTCGTGATTTCGGTTTGCGATTCAGCGAGAGAATAGGGCGGTTAACTGGCTTTGCGCTTACCCCAACCAACAGGGGATTTGCTGCTTTCCATTGAGCCTGTTTCTCTGCGCGACGTTCGCGGCGGCGTGTTTGTGCATCCATCTGGATTCTCCTGTCAGTTAGCTTTGGTGATTGGATGGCCGGCGCTGAACCCCGGCTTACTGGTTAGAGCGCCCGCACTACCAGTGACGCTGTCTTGAGGCGCAGATTGGTTACTGCTTGCCATGAGCGCTGTTTATACATTGGTCGAGCATCAGCCTGCTCATTCATCCAATCCCAAAGCCTTCTGCTTTGAATGCTGCCCTTCTTCAGGGCTTAATTTTTAAGAGCCTCACCTTCATGGTGGTCAGTGCGTCCTGCTGATGGCTTAAAATTACAAGAAAGATTGTGTGCTGTAAACAAGAAATATTGTAAAAAGGGGCGTGAAAAACAAAATCCATTGTTTTTAAATGAAAAATAGTTTGTTTTTGGTTATCGAGATTGAGGTGGGGATTACTGGTTGCAGGTTCCGACTACATCACCAACAAATGATTTGGTTGATGTAAGTTGTTGCATACCTGGGATATTCATTACTTTGGAGTAAAGAGCTTTTTTGTCTGTAGTGATTGACCAAGTTTCAACGGTTATTCCTCCTCCAGACTGGTATTCTCCTACCATAGTGTTCGATGACAAAGCAGTGTATTTCATCTCTGGATAGACGCCAGAGACTGATTCATAAACTGATGATTTATCGCCATTTATTGTTACGTGAAAAACGGAATCTTCCGTGCTGTCTTTTGTAAACCCGTAACGATCGCCATTCATTGCCCCGTACCCGTGCAGGTTTGTGACAATCCAGCATTCAGAATTGGCGCTGGCAGTTAAGAGTATTGAGAGTAGCGCCGCAATCCTGATCATACGAATTTGACCCTCGCCTCTACGACAACACCGATAATCTTGCAGTTCCCGTTGATGAGAGTCATAGGCCATGAAGGATTCAGGCCTTTCAGGTACTTCTGACCGCCATCTATAACCAGTTTCTTGAATGTTGCTTCGTTCGCGTCAGTCAGTTTGGCTACAACAAGGCTTCCATTCACTGGCTCGCGTCCAGTATCTACTAACACCATATGACCTTCAGGGATGCTTTGCCCTACAGGTGAAGTCATGGAATCACCTTCAACCTTCAGCCAGAATCCATCGCCTAATAAGTTAACGTCACTGTCATACCATTCATCAATGTCCTTGATATCGTAGGGCTCACAAGCTTCACACCACGAACCAGCTCTAACCATGCTAATCAATGGATATTTCCCTTTGGGCTCAACATGCCCAACAAATCTAACATTTGAATCAGAGGTGCCATTGAGCAGCCAGTCAACACTTACGCCAAGAGCTGACGCAAGTTCTGGTAAAAAGCGTGGTCGCTTAGTTTTACCGTTTTCGAGTTGCTCTATAGACTGCTGGGTAGTCCCCACCTTTTGAGCAAGTTCAGCCTGGTTAAGTCCAAGCTGAATTCTTTTGCTTTTTACCCTGGAAGAAATACTCATAAGCCACCTCTGTTATTTACCTCCAATCTTTACAAGAAAAACTGTATTTGACAAACAAGATACATTGTATGAAAATACAAGAAAGTTTGTTGATGGAGGCGATATGCAAACTCTTTCTGAACGCCTCAAGAAGAGGCGAATTGCGTTAAAAATGACGCAAACCGAACTGGCAACCAAAGCCGGTGTTAAACAGCAATCAATTCAACTGATTGAAGCTGGAGTAACTAAGCGACCGCGCTTCTTGTTTGAGATTGCTATGGCGCTTAACTGTGATCCGGTTTGGTTACAGTACGGAACTAAACGCGGTAAAGCCGCTTAAGACATTCCCGCTCTTACACATCCCAGCCCTGAAAAAGGGCATCAAATTAAACCACACCTATGGTGTATGCATTTATTTGCATACATTCAATCAATTGTTATCTAAGGAAATACTTACATATGGTTCGTGCAAACAAACGCAACGAGGCTCTACGAATCGAGAGTGCGTTGCTTAACAAAATCGCAATGCTTGGAACTGAGAAGACAGCGGAAGCTGTGGGAGTTGATAAGTCGCAGATCAGCAGGTGGAAGAGGGACTGGATTCCAAAGTTCTCAATGCTGCTTGCTGTTCTTGAATGGGGTGTCGTTGACGACGACATGGCTCGATTGGCACGACAAGTTGCTTCGATTCTCACCAATAAAAAACGCCCGGCGGCAACCGAGCGTTCTGATCAAATACAAATGGAATTTTAACAACATCCAACGAGGTAATTATATGCGAAACAAAGGCTTTAATCCACCTGATACACACAAAGAAGTTAAGCGTTTGCGCTTCCTTCGTTCCATTGATGAAAGAACTCAAATCTCTTTTGTGAAAGTTGCCAGAACTGAGCTTCTGAAGGCTGAGGCGAGGGCGTTGCTCCCGTCCCTACCAAAAGAGGAGGGATATACGTTCATTCCAAACGCATTTCTGGAAAAGCTGCTCAAAGAAGACATATCCGTAAGTCAATTTAACGATGTTCTTAAGGTCTTTCGTCAAGGCAGGTAGTTATGAGCAATACAGCAAAAATCTACGATTTCAGCGCCGCACACGAGCGCAGGAGCAACAGGATGGAGAACCAGAAAACTGGTTACATTCCGTTGTACCGGAGCATTCTGAAACAGTCATGGGCGAAAGATGTTTATCTTCGCACCCTGTGGGAAAACCTTCTCCTGAATGCCGCCAGAAAGCCATACAAAGCGAATTTCAAAGGTCATGAATGGCATCTGCAACCCGGTCAACTGGTTGTGACAGCAGCTGATTTAGGTCTTCAGTTATGCGACAGACATGGCAAGCCAGCAAGCCGTGATCAGGTTGAGCGGATGCTTCAGGTTTTTGTGAAAGAGGGGATGATCTCCATTGATGGAGAGAAGCAAAAAGGTCGTGTGATAACCATCACAAATTACCATGAATATGCTCAAAAAATGGACAATTCACCCGCACATGAAGCCGCACAAACAACCGCACATGATGCCGCACATGATGAAGCCAGTAATGGCGCGGCATTCAGCGTGCATGCCGCACATGAAAGCGCACATGAAGCCGCACAAACAACCGCACATCATGAACAAGAAGGTATTAACAAGAATATAAATAATACCCCCCTACCCCCCAATGGGGGAGGCGATGGGCTGGTTAAACCTGAACGTCGCAAGGCAGAACGAATCGACTACGAATCCTTCCTGAACGCCTACAACACCGAAGTCGGTGACAGACTGCCACACGCTGTTGCGGTCAACGAGAAACGCAAACGCCGCCTGAAGAAAATCATCCCGCAACTGAAAACGCCAAACGTGGACGGTTTCAGAGCGTATGTCAGGGCGTTTGTGCATCAGGCCAAGCCGTTTTACTTCGGAGACAACGACACGGGCTGGACGGCAGATTTTGATTACCTGCTGAGGGAAGATTCGTTAACGGGAGTACGGGAAGGGAAGTTTGCAGACAGGGGGATTGCATGAGACAGGATATCGAAGCGAGCGTTATCGGTGGCCTGCTGATTGGTGGATTAACTCCAACCGCCAGTGACGTTCTGGCAACGCTGGAGCCGGAAGCGTTTTCAATTCCGCTCTACCGGAAAGCCTTCGAAGTTATCCGGAAGCAGGCGAGAAACAGAAACCTAATCGACGCGCTGATGGTTGCCGAGGCGTGCGGAGAGGAGAATTTCACGTCAATCCTGATGACCAGCAAAAACTGTCCGAGTGCCGCAAACCTGAAGGGATATGCCGGAATGGTAGCGGATAACTATCACCGCCGTCTGGTGCTGGAAATCATGGATGAAATGCGTGAACCAATTCAGAGCGGAACCATCGATACATCGAGTCAGGCGATGGACGAGCTCGTAAAGCGTCTTTCAGCCATCAGAAAGCCCCGTGACGAGGTTAAACCTGTACGGTTAGGGGAAATCATTACTGACTACACTGACACGCTTGACAGGCGTCTGAGGAACGGAGAAGAGTCAGATACCCTGAAGACCGGAATCGAAGAACTTGATGCCATCACCGGAGGGATGAACGCGGAAGACCTGGTGATAATCGCTGCTCGTCCTGGTATGGGGAAAACCGAACTGGCGCTGAAGATTGCCGAAGGCGTTGCAAGTCGCGTTATTCCTGGTTCTGACGTCCGGCGCGGGGTATTGATTTTCTCAATGGAAATGAGCGCATTGCAGATTGCAGAGCGAAGCATTGCCAACGCCGGGAGGATGTCGGTTAGCGTACTGCGAAATCCTGCATCGATGGATGACGAAGGCTGGGCGCGTGTTGCTAACGGCATGAGTCAGCTTGCAGATTTGGATGTATGGGTAGTCGATGCCTCGCGGTTATCGGTCGAAGAAATACGCTCAATCGCAGAACGGCACAAACAGGAAAATCCAAACCTGTCACTCATCATGGCGGATTATCTTGGCCTGATTGAGAAGCCGAAAGCAGATCGCAACGACCTCGCAATTGCTCACATCTCCGGAAGCCTGAAGGCGATGGCGAAAGACCTGAAAACGCCTGTTATCTCCCTAAGTCAGCTTTCACGCGATGTTGAGAAGCGACCAAACAAACGCCCGACAAACGCAGATTTGCGTGATTCAGGAAGCATTGAACAGGACGCAGACTCAATCATCATGCTCTATCGGGAAGCGGTATATGACGAGAACAGTAGCGCCGCGCCATTTGCTGAAATCATCGTAACGAAAAACCGTTTTGGCTCACTTGGTACGGTTTACCAGCGGTTCTGCAACGGACACTTTGTTGCATGTGACCAGGATGAAGCCAGACAGATTTGCACAGCATCAAATGCACCTGCTGCGCGTGGCAGACGATATGCACAAGGGGCTGACGTATGACCATCTACATCACTGAGCTAATAACAGGCCTGCTGGTAATCGCAGGCCTTTTTATTTGGGGGAGAGGGAAGTGTGGCTGACTGGCAAATTCCAATCGTCATTCTTGCCGGAGCTTCTCTGGTTGCTGGCTTTATCCTGCTGAAAAAGCATAAAGACCGTGATCAAAAAGTCGAAGTTCTCTATGGGTATCCAGCGAACAGCACAACATGGCTGACCATTTACCACTACCGAAAATCAGGCCGCTGGGTATTCGAATGGGATGATCTGTTCGCTGAAAAGCGATCAAAGTCATGGGGAGACATCAGCGAATGCATGATGTTTGAAGAAAGAAAATCCGGCGCAACTCGAGAAGAGTTTAACGAAGCGTGGGCGAGATTAAGTGAGAGAGGGTATTTGTGAGCAAGTACGAAAAATTAGATCAAAACATTCTTTCAATGCTGAGTGAAAGACCAACACCTGTTTTTGATATCTGGCTTAAATGGCGGAGCAATGGAATGTATATCGAAACCATCGATCGCCGTATGCAATACCTGAGAAAGAAAGGGCTTGTTGCAAATGTGCGTGGGAAGGGTTGGGTGAAAATTAACCTGTCATAACGGGGATTGATATGGACGAATCAAGAAAGCAGTTTGAGGAATACGTTGCCAAAAAATTGAGATTACCATTCGAGATGATAACCGAGGCAAGAAATGGTGATAGGTACTTTGCATTTTCAAGCATGGATATTCGTCACTCCTTAAATGAGTGGTGGGCTTTATGGCAGGCATCGCGAGCAGCTATTGAACTGGATATCGACTGGCCCGAATCGAATGACGACTTTTGGAAAGATGGTGAAGAAGGTGCTTATGCGATGGGTTATGAGGATGGGAGAGACAAAACGGTAATTGCAGTAATGAAAGCTATCAGAGCCGCTGGAATTGAAGAGAAGAATTTCGATGAAGCAAACAATCTTCCTCCGAACTAAGCAACAACAGCAAGCTGCAATAAATGCCATCCTCGCAACACCACTCGATAAAGACAAGCCAGTCACCATCCGCATTACTGACTACAAGCGCAACCTTGACCAGAACGCAAAATTTCACGCGATGCTGGCGGATATCGCTCGTCAGGTTCAATGGTGCGGCAAATGGTTAAAACCAGAACAATGGAAGGTTTTGTTGATCAGCGGTCATGCAGTGGCAACAAAACAGGAAGCTGATGTTTTGCCCGGGCTTGAAGGCGAATACGTCAACATTCGCGAAAGCAGCGCGCAGATGAGTGTGAAGCGTATGGCAAGTCTTATCGAGTACACAACAGCCTGGGCTATTGGTCATGGTGTCAGATTTACCGACAGGAGGTACGAATGAGACGACAGCGACGAAGTTTCACCGACATCATCTGCGAAAACTGCAAATACCTTCCAACGAAACGCTCCAGAAATAAACGCAAGCCAATCCCAAAAGAATCTGACGTAAAAACCTTCAATTACACGGCTCACCTGTGGGATATCCGGTGGCTAAGACATCGTGCGAGGAATACAAGGTGATTGATCCAAATCGAAGTTACGAACAAGAAAGCGTCGAGCGAGCTTTAACGTGCGCTAACTGCGGTCAGAAGCTGCATGTGCTGGAAGTTCACGTGTGTGAGCACTGCTGTGCAGAACTGATGAGCGATCCGAATAGCTCAATGTACGAGGAAGAAGACGATGAATGAGTTAATAAATGGCAATGCCATCAAAATGACAAGCATTGAAATCGCTGAGTTGGTTGGTAAGCGTCATGACAATGTGAAACGTACCATCGAAACGCTGGCTAAAAATGGTGTTATCCGGCTTCCTCAAATTGAGGTTTCCGAAAGAATCAATAACTTAGGGTTCAATGTTCAGTACGAGCATTACGTTTTCGAAGGCGAACAAGGTAAGCGAGACAGTATTGTCGTTGTTGCCCAGTTGTCGCCGGAATTCACCGCTCGCCTTGTTGACCGCTGGCGAGAGCTTGAAGAAGATGCGGTTAATATCCCCAAAACGCTACCAGAAGCGTTGCGCCTTGCTGCTGATCTTGCTGAGCAGAAAATGCAACTGGAAAACCAGCTCGCAATTGCCGCACCTAAAGTTGAGTTTGCCGATCGCGTTGGCGAGGCCAGCGGAATTTTGATTGGAAACTTTGCAAAGGTTGTCGGTATTGGTCCAAACAAACTGTTTGCGTGGATGCGCGATCACAAAATCCTTATTGCTTCAGGTTCCCGGCGCAATGTGCCAATGCAGGAATATATGGATCGCGGCTATTTCACAGTGAAAGAAACAGCGGTCAACACAAATCACGGAATACAGATATCGTTCACCACAAAAATCACCGGGCGTGGTCAACAGTGGCTGACCAGAAAGCTGCTCGATAACGGAATGCTGAAAGTAACAGGGGAGGCTGCTTAATGGCTAACCTACGCAAAGAAGCGCGCGGCAGAGAATGCCAGGTACGTATTTACGGCGTATGCAATGGCAACCCTGAAACTACAGTTCTGGCACATTACCGGATGGCTGGAATTTGCGGAACGGGAATGAAGCCTGACGACCTGATCGGCGCATGGGCTTGTAGTGACTGCCACGCGGAGATCGACCGACGCACCCATAATCTCGACAACAAAGACGCCAGACTTTACCACCTCGAAGGCGTGATCAGGACGCAGGCGGTATTGCTGAAGGAGGGGAAGATTAAGCCATGAACGGTAAAAGATATCCAACACAAAAAGAAATCAATGAATTGTATGAATATAATAGCGAAACAGGTTTGTTTATATACAAGAGAAGAGAAAGTGTAAGAGAGTGCTGGAATTCAACATATGTCGGTAAGATTGCTGGTTCTATAGATGAAAAAGGATACGTTCGTATATCTGTAAATAAAAAAGTTTGTCGAGCTCATAGAATCGCATGGATATCCTTTTATGGAAGTGAACCTGATGGGGAAATTGACCACATAAATGGAGTTAAAAGCGATAACAGAATATGCAATTTGCGCGTTGTAGATGATAAACAGAACTCAAGGAACAGAAAAAAGCCTATTAATAATCGCTCTGGAGTAATGGGGGTTGCCTACTATAAGAAGAATAAAAAGTGGGGCGCATATATAAACAGTGATAATAAAAAGATATTTCTTGGATTATACGATGACATATCTCTAGCCGTTAATGCCAGAAAATTGGCGGAATCACGATTGGGGTATCACCATAATCATGGGAGAGGATAAATGGCAGAATACAGATTCACACTTCCGTACCCACCGTCGCTGAATACCTACTGGCGAAGACGGGGAAGCCAATACTACATCAGCGATAAAGGCCAGAAATACCGAAAAGACGTTCAGAAAATCATCCGCCAACTCAAGTTAGACATTTTCACCAAATCACGACTCCGCATCAAAGTAATCGCAGACGTTCCAGACTCCCGCCGCCGCGACCTCGATAACATCCTGAAAGGTTTACTCGATTCCCTTATCCACGCCGGATTTGCGGAAGACGACGAGCAATTCGATGACATTCGCGTAATTCGTGGTGTGAAAGTACCAGGCGGACGGCTTGGAATAAAAATCACCGAACTGGAGAACGTATGAACGCCACAATTCAAACGATACCAGAGCTTCTTATCCAGACACGAGGCAATCAGACCGAAGTGGCGAGGATGCTTTCCTGCGCAAGAGGAACAGTGCTCAAGTACAACCGAGACAGCAAAGGTGAGCGTCACGTAATAGTTAACGGCGTCCTGATGGTCAAACAGGGCAAGAGGGGAAGACGATGAGCATAAGAGAACTAAACCTCACCAAAGAACAGCACGAGTGGCTGAATGGCTGGCTTGAACTGTGGGGCGCATGGGTTTATTCAGGTCGTCTGGAAAAGCGCATGAGCAGCGTAATAGCGAAGTTCATGGAGAGCGTAGAGCCGGGAAGAGTTATGACAAGGCCAATGTGTAATGATGATGATGGAATGTTGATTTCTCAGGTCGTCGATTCCGTCATGTACATTGACAAGAAAGCCTTTGGCATCCTCCTCAGCTACTACGCTCATGGATCTTCCAAGCACGCCATTGCATCTTACTATCATCGTGTCGCAAGACCTCGCAAGATGTTATGCCGGGGCGGCGGGCGCATTCAAAAACCATCGCTCGCAACCTGTCGCCGGGAAGTTGACGAAATCCTCAATGCCTCGTTGTTTATGATTTATCCGGTTCTGGATAGTGCGTTTAAAAACCGGAAACGTGTAGAGAAAATTAAACATGTAGCATAGAACGTGTTGACATCATTGAGCAAATGAGCAACACTATTCACATAAGCTGCCGTTAGTGACTCTTAAGTTGCAACGGTGGCTTTTTTTGTTTGCACAACAGGTAAGAGCATTCTCCCTTATGGGGCTTGGCTTAAATGCATTGAGTGCTCTTTCCGTTGTGCTGAATTAAGCGAATACCGGAAGCAGAACCGGATCACCAAATGCGTACAGGCGTCATCGCCGCCCAGCAACAGCACAACCCAAACTGAGCCGTATCCACTGGCTATCCTGAATTCATCAGTGATAGTTACGCTGCGGCCTTCTACACATGATCTTCGTGAAAGCGGGTGACAGGAGGTTGCGCTAACAACCTCCTGCCGTTTTGCCCGTGCATATCGGTCACGAACAAATCTGATTACTAAACACAGTAGCCTGGATTTGTTCTATCAGTAATCGACCTTATTCCTAATTAAATAGAGCAAATCCCCTTATTGGGGGTAAGACATGAAGATGCCAGAAAAACATGACCTGTTAGCCGCCATTCTCGCGGCAAAGGAACAAGGCATCGGGGCAATCCTTGCGTTTGCAATGGCGTACCTTCGCGGCAGATATAATGGCGGTGCGTTTACAAAAACAGTAATCGACGCAACGATGTGCGCCATTATCGCCTGGTTCATTCGTGACCTTCTCGACTTCGCCGGATTAAGTAGCAATCTCGCTTATATAACGAGCGTGTTCATCGGCTACATCGGTACTGACTCGATTGGTTCGCTTATCAAACGCTTCGCTGCTAAAAAAGCCGGAGTAGAAGATGGTGGAAATCAATAATCAACGTAAGGCGTTCCTCGATATGCTGGCGTGGTCAGAGGGAACTGATAACGGACGACAGAAAACCAGAAATCATGGTTATGACGTCATTGTTGGCGGAGAGCTATTCACTGATTACTCCGATCACCCTCGCAAACTTGTCACGCTAAACCCAAAACTCAAATCAACAGCAGCCGGACGTTACCAGCTTCTTTCCCGTTGGTGGGATGCTTACCGTAAGCAGCTTGGCCTGAAAGACTTCTCTCCCAAAAGCCAGGACGCTGTTGCGCTGCAGCAGATTAAGGAGCGTGGCGCTTTGCCGATGATTGATCGTGGTGATATTCGTCAGGCAATTGACCATTGCAGCAATATCTGGGCTTCACTGCCGGGCGCTGGTTATGGTCAGTTCGAGCATAAGGCTGACAGCCTGATTGCAAAATTCAAAGAGGCTGGCGGAACGGTCAGAGAGATTGAGGTATGAGCAGAGTCACCGCGATTATCTCAGCTCTGGTTATCTGCATCATCGTTTGCCTGTCATGGGCTGTTAATCATTACCGTGCTAACGCCATGACCTATAAAGGCCAGCGAGATAAAGCCACATCCATCATCGCTGACATGCAGAAACGTCAACGTGATGTAGCAGAACTCGACGCCAGATACACAAAGGAGCTTGCTGATGCTAACGCGACTATCGAAAGTCTCCGTGCTGATGTTTCTGCTGGTCGTAAGCGCCTGCAAGTCTCCGCCACCTGTGCAAAGTCAACGACCGGAGCCAGCAGCATGGGCGATGGAGAAAGCCCAAGACTTACAGCAGATGCTGAACTCAATTATTACCGTCTCAGAAGTGGAATCGACAGGATAACCGCGCAGGTTAACTACCTGCAGGAGTACATCAGGACGCAATGCCTGAAATAATTTTTTTGCAAATCACAAAGTCCATTTAATGAGCCTCGCGATGCGGGGCTTTTTGCAATAAATGCGTACCGCAACGCATGTTTTTTACACCGAACCTGCCCCTTTGGAATGGGCCTTTGAGGATACCAGTTAGTGCTGGCGAGCCTCGGTGGGCTGGTTTCCTATGCGGCAAAGGTTCATTTCAAATGGTAGGTAAACGTTATGAATATCGTGCCACTTAATTACAAAGGTGAAATTGTCAGTTTCAACACTGATGGTTGGATCAACGTCACAGGTGTTGCTGAGAGATTTGGGAAACGCATTGATAACTGGATGCGTTTGGCAGAAACGCTTGAATACGTTCGTGCTTTAGACGAAGCGTTGACCGGGAAAGAATCTCAAATTTTACATCCCTCACAATCGAGGTATGTAAAAACCAGCAAGGCACGAAAGGACAGGGGTGGTGGTACGTGGCTACATCCAAAACTTTCAGTTGCATTTGCCCGTTGGTGTGATGCTCGTTTTGCTGTGTGGTGCGACCTGCACATTGATAGTCTGCTTCGCGGTGAACTGACTGAGCAGCAGAAATATGAGCAAGCATGTCGCATTCGCGATGACCGGAAATCAAAAGCCAGCAATGGGGCAAGAGAGATGGCTCGCTGGCGATGGGATAAGCCGGTTATTGAAGCAAATGTTGAGTACTGGCGCGAGCAACTGCAGTTGACTCTCGATATCGCGTGCTGATGGCAAACGCAAAACTGCGTTAACGGAAAAATCAAAGCATTACGAGAACTGAGCAACAGCTATCCATTACAAAGCCCATCTACGGGTGGGCTTGATAATGAAACCGGAATTTATTCTTGGCAACCAGTTACGGCAGTACCGCGAAACAACCCAAGCCAGTAAGTGGGGGAAATAACACTGGCAGCCACTGAAAGATGAACCTCCAGCCTTATGGCAAAAAAGATTCTTTGTGGTGGCGGACTGATGGAAAGACATCCTAATCAAGCAACCACTCCACAGGGTCATAATTATGAACGACCAGCAAATCGAAAAAGAAATCGTTGAGAAAGGCAAAACCGCTCCGCGAGTTACCCCGCAGCACATCGAAGACGTGATTAAAAGCGAGCATTACTTTACTGCTTATGATGGACGAAATGGTGCCATTTCCAGCAACGAATATTGTGGCAGGGAAAAACCAGAAGAAGGCGATCGTGATTTATCACCATTGAAGTTGCTCACTTTCTGCGTACTGGTGCTGAAGAATGGCTTCACCGTCACCGGAGAGAGTGCCTGTGCAAGCCCGGAAAACTTTGATGCAGAAATTGGTCGGAAGATTGCCCGGCAAAATGCTGTAAACAAAATCTGGATGCTCGAAGGTTACTTGCTGAAGCAGAAGCTAAGCGAACAGTAGTTATTACAAAAGCCATTCCCTACAGAGTGGCTTTGATAATGGCTTATACCCTACACGGGATAACTTAACTGATATCCCTTTTAACGGATAAACGGAGCCAACAATGGCAGAGATTATTCCCATGACTGAAGAACAGAAATTCCAGTTAGAGATTTACAAACTGGTCATGAACCAGAACGCAGCCGCAGAAGAAGCATTTCAGTTCATTGGCACTGACGAACTGAAGCTTGAGCTATTCAAAATTCACTTCCAGTCAGGCGGCGCTAATTCAGATATCACGACCCGCACTATCGAAGCGGTGCGTAAATCGAAGGAAGCGTTAGACCTGTTCACTACCGGAGCATAAACATGGCGCGCCCAACGAAGTATCAAGAGGCGTATGCCGAACAGGCACGCAAACTGTGCTTGCTGGGCTATACAGACGCCGAACTCGCGGACTTCTTTGAAGTTAGCGAGGCAACAATCAACAATTGGAAATTGGAATATCCGGAGTTTTTAGAGTCCATAAAAAAGGGTAAGGCCGTCGCTGATGCAGAAGTTAGTGATCGTCTTTATCAACGCGCTATGGGCTTCGTGGCTCCAGACATCGATATTCGTGTTATTGAAAACAGAATTGTCGAAACTCCGCTTGAGAAGTATTACCCGCCTGATACAACAGCTGCCATCTTCTGGCTTAAGAATCGACAGAAGGATAAATGGCGCGACAAGGTTGACCACGAGCTAACAGGCAAAGACGGCGGCGCAATCCAGATTGAAACATCACCGATGAGCACTCTATTCGGAAAATGACCTCGATTAATCCTATCTTTGAACCGTTCATTGAGGCGCATCGCTACAAAGTCGCCAAAGGCGGTCGAGGTAGCGGTAAATCTTGGGCAATAGCTAGGCTTCTCGTTGAAGCGGCGCGTCGTCAGCCAGTGCGTATTCTCTGCGCTCGTGAACTGCAAAACAGTATCAGCGATTCGGTAATCCGACTGCTTGAAGATACCATCGAGCGTGAAGGGTATTCGGCTGAGTTTGAAATTCAGCGTTCCATGATTCGTCATCTCGGAACGAATGCTGAATTCATGTTCTACGGCATCAAAAACAACCCGACGAAGATTAAATCGCTCGAAGGCATTGATATCTGCTGGGTGGAAGAAGCGGAAGCGGTAACGAAGGAATCATGGGATATCCTGATACCAACCATACGCAAGCCGTTCTCTGAAATATGGGTGAGCTTTAACCCGAAGAACATCCTCGACGATACCTATCAGCGATTCGTTGTAAATCCTCCCGATGATATTTGTCTGCTGACGGTGAACTACACCGACAATCCGCACTTTCCTGAAGTTCTCCGTCTGGAGATGGAAGAGTGTAAACGCAGAAATCCGACCCTGTATCGTCACATCTGGCTTGGTGAGCCAGTGAGCGCAAGTGATATGGCAATCATCAAACGTGAATGGCTTGAAGCCGCAACCGATGCGCACAAGAAACTCGGATGGAAAGCGAAAGGCGCGGTTGTTTCTGCGCATGACCCATCAGATACAGGGCCAGATGCTAAAGGTTATGCATCGCGTCACGGTTCGGTTGTTAAGCGCATTGCCGAAGGTCTGCTGATGGACATCAACGAGGGTGCTGACTGGGCTACTTCGCTGGCGATTGAAGACGGCGCTGACCATTACCTGTGGGATGGTGATGGTGTTGGTGCAGGTCTACGCAGACAGACAACGGAAGCGTTCTCCGGTAAGAAAATCACCGCCACGATGTTCAAGGGCAGCGAATCGCCATTCGATGAGGATGCGCCTTATCAGGCCGGAGCATGGGCTGATGAAGTCGTGCAGGGCGACAACGTTCGCACTATTGGCGATGTATTCCGCAATAAGCGAGCGCAATTCTATTACGCGCTGGCTGACAGGCTGTATCTGACATATCGGGCGGTTGTTCACGGTGAGTATGCAGACCCCGACGACATGCTGAGTTTCGACAAAGAAGCGATAGGCGAGAAGATGCTGGAGAAGCTGTTTGCAGAACTGACGCAGATTCAGCGCAAATTCAATAACCACGGGAAGCTTGAGCTAATGACTAAGGTCGAAATGAAGCAGAAGCTCGGTATTCCATCTCCTAACCTGGCTGATGCGTTGATGATGTGTATGCATTGCCCGGCATTGGCCCGCGAAGAAACAGAAATATACGTTCCCTCATCCTCCGGTTGGTAAACATGGCAGAGACATTAGAGAAAAAACATGAGCGGATCATGCTCAGGTTTGACCGCGCCTATTCTCCACAGCAGGAAGTGCGCGAAAAGTGCATTGAAGCTACGAGGTTTGCTCGTGTCCCCGGAGGTCAATGGGAAGGAGCAACGGCGGCTGGAACTAAGCTTGATGAGCAGTTCGAGAAGTATCCTAAGTTTGAAATCAATAAGGTAGCAACTGAACTTAACCGCATCATTGCAGAATACCGCAATAACAGAATCACCGTTAAGTTTCGTCCTGGTGACAGAGAGGCAAGCGAAGAGTTAGCCAATAAATTAAATGGTCTGTTCCGTGCTGACTACGAAGAAACTGATGGCGGTGAGGCTTGCGATAATGCATTTGACGACGCTGCTACTGGTGGTTTCGGTTGCTTCCGTTTGACGTCGATGCTGGTCAATGAATACGACCCCATGGACGATCGTCAGCGTATTGCTATTGAACCGATATACGACCCGTCGCGCTCTGTGTGGTTTGACCCTGACGCTAAGAAATACGACAAATCTGACGCGTTGTGGGCGTTCTGCATGTATTCGTTGTCACCTGAAAAATATGAGGCTGAATACGGAAAGAAACCTCCTGCTTCTCTGGACGTAACGTCTATGACCAGTTGGGAATATGACTGGTTTGATGCAGATGTTATTTACATAGCGAAGTATTACGAAGTTCGTAAAGAGTCTGTTGATGTTATCAGTTATCGACATCCAATCACTGGAGAGATTGCAACATACGACAGTGATCAGGTCGAAGATATTGAAGATGAACTGGCAATAGCTGGATTTCAGGAAGTGGCAAGGCGCTCAGTGAAGCGCCGTCGTGTGTATGTATCCGTAGTGGATGGTGATGGTTTCCTTGAGAAACCTCGACGTATTCCTGGTGAGCATATCCCCCTCATCCCGGTTTATGGAAAACGCTGGTTCATTGATGACATTGAGCGTGTCGAAGGGCACATTGCAAAAGCAATGGATCCACAGCGTTTGTACAACCTTCAGGTTTCAATGCTGGCTGATACTGCAGCGCAAGACCCCGGTCAGATCCCTATAGTTGGCATGGAGCAAATTCGTGGACTTGAGAAGCACTGGGAGGCTCGCAACAAGAAACGCCCAGCGTTCTTGCCGTTGCGCGAAGTGAGAGATAAATCTGGCAACATTATCGCTGGAGCTACCCCGGCAGGATATACACAGCCTGCGGTTATGAATCAGGCATTGGCTGCATTACTACAGCAAACCAGTGCAGATATTCAGGAGGTTACAGGCGGCAGTCAGGCCATGCAGCAGATGCCAAGTAATATTGCTCAGGAAACGGTTAACAACTTGATGAACAGAGCAGATATGGCTTCGTTTATCTATCTGGACAATATGGCGAAAAGTCTTAAACGCGCTGGTGAAGTATGGCTGTCAATGGCGCGTGAAGTGTACGGTTCAGAACGTGAAGTGCGCATCGTTAACGAAGATGGAAGTGATGATATCGCTGTCGTGAGCGCACAGGTTGTTGACAGGCAAACAGGGGCTGTTGTTGCGTTAAATGACCTTTCTGTCGGTCGATACGATGTGACGGTTGATGTTGGACCAAGCTACACAGCACGACGTGATGCAACGGTTTCTGTACTGACAAATGTCCTTAGCTCTATGCTTCCAACAGACCCAATGCGCCCGGCAATTCAGGGTATTATTCTGGACAATATCGATGGCGAAGGCCTTGATGACTTCAAAGAGTACAACCGAAACCAACTGCTGATATCTGGTATTGCAAAACCACGCAATGAGAAAGAGCAGCAGATTGTTCAACAGGCGCAAATGGCAGCACAAAGCCAGCCAAATCCTGAAATGGTTCTCGCTCAGGCGCAAATGGTAGCAGCGCAGGCAGAAGCGCAAAAAGCAACTAACGAAACTGCTCAAACTCAAATCAAAGCATTTACTGCCCAGCAGGATGCGATGGAGAGTCAGGCAAACACTGTCTATAAACTGGCTCAAGCCAGAAACATCGATGACAAAGCAGTGATGGAGGCAATACGCCTTCTGAAAGATGTCGCCGAGTCACAACAACAGCAATTCCAGTCACCACCACAGTCACCGGCAGACTTAATGCCGAGTTAACCAGGAGTAATCAATGGAAAACGAACTGATCATCGACGGTCAGGTTATTGACCTGTCTGAAACACAGGAAAATGCAGAAGAAACCATCATCCAAACAGAGTCACAGCCTGAGAATGAAAGCCAGGATGACAACGGTAAAGAGGTGGAAACTGAGCCTGAAAAAACCGAAGAGACACCAGAAGATTACGCCTTGCGTATTGGTGATGAAGAAATTCAGCTTAACGCTGACGATGATGATCACATTGACGGGCAACCTGCACCGCAATGGGTGAAAGATCTTCGCAAAGGCTTCAAAGAAACACAGAAAGAAAACCGTGAGTTGCGCCGCCAGCTTGAGGAAGCATTAGCCAAGCCAGCGGAACATCAGCAACCACAGCCAGACGCTATTCCACCAAAACCGACTCTTGAGTCGTGTGATTATGACGAACAGGCGTTTGAACAGGCATTGACTGATTGGCATGAGAAAAAAGGCCGTGTCGAACAGCAGCAGCAACAAAAACTACGTCAGCAACAGGAATACCAGCAGCGTTTCCAGCAAAGGGTAGAAGCGCATAAACAACGGGCAGCCAAACTTCCTGTGAAAGATTATCAGGAAATGGAAGCCATTGTTCTTAGTGAGCTACCACCAATTCAGCAGGAAATCATCATTCACTGTGCAGACGAAGGCTCTGAACTACTCGCCTATGGCTTAGGTAAGAGCCAGCAATTACGCCAGCGTGTAGCCGCTGAGACAGATCCAATTCGCGCAGCATTCCTCTTGGGGCAGATTAGCAAACAGGTAAGCCTTGCTCCAAAACCAAAGAAAGCCATCAAGCCAGAGCCGGAAGTACGTGGTGGCGGTGCTGATGCGAAACAAGACGAATTCAACAAATTATGCCCCGGCGCAAAAATCGAATAAGGAAAAGATAAATGCCTAACAATCTCGACAGTAACGTCAGTCAAATCGTTCTGAAAAAATTCCTTCCGGGTTTTATGTCAGATTTAGTTCTGGCGAAAACCGTAGACCGTCAGTTGCTGGCAGGTGAAATCAACTCCAGCACTGGCGATAGCGTTAGCTTTAAACGTCCGCATCAATTCTCATCCCTCCGTACTCCCACTGGTGATATTTCAGGGAAAAATAAAAACAACCTGATCTCAGGTAAAGCTACGGGGCGTGTAGGTAACTACATCACTGTTGCTGTTGAATATCAGCAACTGGAGGAAGCGATCAAGCTTAACCAGCTGGAAGAAATTCTCGCGCCGGTTCGCCAGCGAATCGTTACCGACCTTGAAACAGAGCTTGCTCACTTCATGATGAATAACGGTGCGTTGTCACTTGGTAGCCCCAATACTCCAATCACCAAATGGTCTGATGTTGCGCAGACGGCATCTTTCCTGAAAGACCTCGGCGTTAATGAAGGTGAAAACTATGCTGTAATGGATCCATGGTCTGCACAGCGACTTGCTGATGCGCAGACTGGTTTGCATGCTTCAGATCAATTGGTTCGTACTGCATGGGAGAACGCACAGATCCCAACCAATTTTGGCGGCATTCGCGCACTGATGTCTAATGGGCTTGCCTCTCGTACGCAGGGGGCATTTGGCGGAACACTGACAGTCAAAACACAGCCAACTGTTACCTATAACGCAGTTAAAGACTCATACCAGTTCACTGTAACATTGACCGGAGCGACAGCCAGCGTTACAGGTTTTCTGAAAGCTGGTGATCAGGTCAAATTCACCAATACCTACTGGCTGCAACAGCAGACCAAACAGGCGTTGTATAACGGAGCCACACCAATTAGCTTCACTGCAACGGTTACTGCTGATGCTAATTCAGACAGCGGTGGCGATGTGACGGTTACGCTTTCTGGTGTTCCGATTTATGACACTACAAACCCGCAGTACAACTCTGTAAGTCGTCAGGTAGAGGCAGGCGATGCCGTATCTGTAGTAGGCACTGCTAGCCAGACAATGAAGCCAAACCTGTTCTATAACAAGTTCTTCTGTGGACTTGGCTCTATCCCACTGCCGAAACTGCACAGTATTGATTCTGCTGTTGCAACATATGAAGGTTTCTCCATCCGCGTACATAAATACGCAGATGGCGATGCCAACGTGCAAAAAATGCGCTTCGACTTACTGCCTGCATATGTGTGCTTTAACCCTCACATGGGCGGTCAGTTCTTCGGTAATCCGTAATAACAAGGGGCTTACGCCCCTTTTATGTTTTAAGGAAACAATATGGATCGGATGAGTGTATTCCTTGCCGCAGATAACGAATCCGGGCATGTACAGGCCGTTATCGCAGAAAAAGACTTCCAGTTTTTCGAAAGGTTGGGCTTTGTTGCCTCAGTTGATGAATTGAAACCGACCAGTAAGCGAGGTCGTAAGGCGGCAGACAATGGCAACAGTACTGACAAAGGGTGAGATCGTCCTTTTTGCGCTTCGTAAGTTTGCTATTGCTTCTAATGCATCGCTGACTGATGTTGAGCCGCAATCAATTGAAGATGGTGTAAATGATCTGGAAGATATGATGTCCGAGTGGATGATTAACCCCGGCGACATTGGTTACGCTTTCGCAACTGGAGATGATCAGCCATTACCAGATGATGAGTCAGGTCTTCCAAGAAAATACAAACACGCAGTAGGCTATCAGTTATTGCTGAGAATGCTATCTGATTACAGCCTTGAACCAACTCAGCAAGTTCTCAGTAACGCCCAACGCTCATATGATGCCTTGATGACCGACACTCTGGTTGTTCCTTCAATGCGACGACGTGGAGATTTTCCTGTAGGGCAGGGTAATAAATATGACGTGTTCACATCTGACCGATATTATCCAGGCGATCTCCCTCTGATTGATGGCGATATCCCAAACGCATAGGTGAATAAATGCCTATTCAGCAACTTCCGCTTATGAAAGGTGTCGGCAAAGACTTTAGAAACGCCGACTATATCGACTATCTGCCAGTGAATATGTTGGCTACACCCAAAGAAATCCTGAACAGCAGCGGATATCTTCGCTCATTCCCGGGCATTGCCAAACGTTCTGATGTGAACGGCGTATCGCGCGGAGTTGAGTACAACATGGCGCAGAGTGCTGTTTATCGCGTGTGTGGGGGCAAGCTGTATAAGGGCGAAAGCGAAGTCGGTGATGTTGCCGGAAGTGGTCGTGTATCAATGGCACATGGTCGGACATCACAGGCAGTAGGCGTTAATGGTCAACTGGTCGAGTATCGCTATGATGGCACGGTTAAAACCGTCTCAAACTGGCCTACAGACAGCGGATTCACGCAGTATGAGTTAGGCTCAGTCCGCGACATTACACGCTTACGTGGGCGTTATGCGTGGTCAAAAGACGGCACTGATTCATGGTTTATCACTGACCTTGAAGACGAATCACATCCTGACCGATACAGCGCACAATATCGTGCCGAGTCTCAGCCTGACGGTATCATCGGCATCGGAACATGGCGAGACTTCATTGTCTGCTTTGGTTCATCAACGATTGAATATTTCTCCCTGACTGGTGCAACCACTGTTGGTGCCGCTTTGTATGTCGCACAGCCATCGCTGATGGTGCAGAAAGGTATTGCCGGGACTTACTGCAAGACGCCGTTTGCTGATTCGTATGCGTTCATCAGCAATCCGGCAACAGGCGCGCCTTCTGTATACATCATCGGATCAGGTCAGGTATCACCAATCGCCAGCGCGAGCATTGAGAAAATTCTTCGCACCTACACTGCTGATGAACTGGCTGATGGCGTAATGGAGTCTCTGCGATTTGATGCGCATGAGCTGCTGATTATCCACCTGCCGCGCCACGTCCTAGTATATGACGCATCTTCAAGCGCTAATGGTCCGCAATGGTGTGTGCTGAAAACAGGCCTGTATGACGATGTGTACCGCGCTATCGACTTCATTTACGAAGGCAATCAGATAACGTGCGGCGATAAGCTGGAATCTGTTACCGGGAAATTGCAGTTCGATATCAGCAGCCAGTACGACAAGCAACAGGAACACCTGCTGTTTACTCCGTTGTTCAAAGCGGATAACGCCAGAGTGTTCGACCTTGAGGTTGAGTCGTCAACTGGCGTTGCGCAGTATGCTGACCGCCTGTTCCTCTCTGCAACCACTGACGGCATCAATTACGGGCGTGAGCAGATGATTGAGCAGAATGAACCGTTCGTTTACGACAAGCGCGTTTTGTGGAAGCGAGTTGGGCGCATCAGGAAAAATGTCGGCTTCAAATTGCGCGTTATCACGAAGTCACCTGTCACTCTGTCTGGCTGCCAGATAAGGATTGAGTAATGGCTGATTCGAATCTCAATGAGCCGGTAACAATTCAGGCTACACGACTCGATACATCAATCCTTCCACGCAATATATTCAGCCAGTCTTACCTGCTGTATGTCATTAATCAGGGGGCTGATGTCGGCGCAATTGCCGGGAAGGCAAATCAGGCTGGTCAGGGCGCTTACGATGCGCAGGTGAAAAACGATGAACAGGATGTCGAACTGGCTGACCACGATGCAAGAATCTCCGCAAACACAAAAGCGATAAATCTCCTTGAGGTCAGGTTAACAACTGCCGAAGGGAAGATAGTCGTACTGCGTAGCGATGTTGATTACTTGCTGGATGAGGTTATCGATATTCAGGCGCATCTGGTCACTGTTGACCAAAGACTGGATGACGTAGAAAACGATGTCTCTGGCATTAAGAGTGATTACGTATCGAAAACCGTAACCGAATTGCAGTCTCTTGAGTCACCGCTGGATGTAAAAACATCATATTCAGTTGATGGAATTCAGGTTGTTGGAGCAAGAAATACCGGATGGACTGCAGCCACAGGTACGCCACTTCTTGGCTCATTCAACGCTAACCAGTCATACACTGTCGGCACTACGTACACACAATCCGAAGTCGCAGCTCTCGCTACAGGTTTGCAGCAGGCGCGGCAGCGTATTCTGGCGCTTGAAACGGCACTTAGATTACATGGGCTGATTGACTGATGATTACATTCAAACCAACGCGAAACATCGACCTGATCGAAGCAGTCGGAAATCACCCTGACATTATCGCTGGTAGCAACAACGGTGATGGATACGACTACAAGCCTGAATGCCGTTACTTTGAGGTGAACGTGCACGGGCAGTTCGGCGGCATTGTTTACTATCAGGAGATTCAGCCGCTGACATTCGATTGCCACGCCATGTACCTGCCAGAGGTTCGTGGATTCAGCAAGGAAATCGGGCTGGCGTTCTGGCGATACATTCTGACTAACACCACCGTTCAGTGCGTCACATCGTTCGCTGCACGCAAATTCCGCCACGGGCAGATGTACTGCGCAATGATTGGCCTTAAGCGTGTAGGAACCATCAAGAAATACTTTAAAGGCGTGGATGACGTGACTTTTTACAGCGCCACACGCGAAGAACTAATCGACTTCCTGAATCACGGGAGATAGCCATGTTATATGCATTTAAGCTGGGCAGAAAGCTGCTCGGCGAGGAACCTTATTGCCCTGAAAAAGGCGGGAAAGGTGGCAGTTCTGATAAAAGCGCAAAGTATGCAGCAGAAGCCCAGAAGTATGCTGCAGACCTGCAAAATCAGCAGTGGCAGACGATCATGAAAAACCTTGCTCCGTTCACGCCTCTTGCGGAGCAGTATGTTAACCAGCTTCAGAGCCTTTCCAGTTTAGAAGGTCAGGGGCAGGCACTTAATCAGTATTACAACTCTCAGCAGTATAAAGACCTTGCAGGGCAGGCTCGTTACCAGAGTCTTGCTGCTGCGGAGGCGACGGGTGGACTTGGTTCGACAGCCACAAGCAATCAACTGGCTACGATCGCGCCGACACTCGGTCAGTCTTGGTTATCAAATCAGATGAGCAATTACAACAATCTGGCAAACGTTGGGCTTGGTGCTCTGCAAGGTCAGGCAAACGCCGGGCAGACGTACGCCAACAACATGAGCAGCATTGCACAGCAAAGCGCAGCTCTTGCCGCTGCTAATGCCAATAAACCATCAGGCCTTCAGACAGCAATTAGCGGAGGAGCTTCAGGGGCTATGACTGGCGCTGCTCTTGGCTCTATTGTTCCCGGACTTGGCACTGGATTAGGTGCGGCAATTGGCGGCGGACTTGGCCTGCTTGGATCGTTGTTTTAAGGGGTAATCATGGCTACTTGGCAAGGAACAAATGGCGGATTGTTGGCTGGTATCGGTGGTGTCAACTCAAACGCTCCGAGCGTAAATGACATCGGCAACACGCTTCAGCTTATCAGGCAGAACAATGATATTGAGCGTTCAGGCGCTAACAATGTTGGGCTGACAGCTTTGCAAGGTCTTTCTGGTATTGCGGGGGTGTTTCAGCAGGAAAAGCAGGCTCAGCGGCAGAAAGAATTTCAGCAGGCGTACGCTAATGCTTATGCGTCTGGTGATCGCGGTGCTTTGCGTAAGTTGGCTACTCAATATCCAGACCAGATTGAATCCGTTCGTAAAGGCATGGGATTCATTGATGAAGAGCAGCGTAATTCTATCGGCACCTTAGCGGCTGGCGCACGCCTTGCGTCATCGTCTCCAGAAGCAATGCAATCATGGCTGCAAAACAACGCCAAGGAACTGACTCGCGTCGGTGTTGACCCTAACAGCGTTGCTCAGATGTATCAGCAGAATCCTTCAGGATTTGGTGAGTTTGTTGATCACCTTGGGATGGCTGCTCTCGGTCCGATTGACTACTTCAATGTTCAGGACAAGATGGTTGGTCGGGATATTGAGCGTGGCGAGTTGGCAGAGACGATTCGCAGCAATAAAGCTGGGGAAGGTTTACAGGCGCAAAGCATTGCTGTTAGCCGTGAAAACTCCCTGCGCACTGCTGGAGGTGCTGTTCCTGCATCTGTTAAAGAATATCAATATTTCAACAGCCTGTCTCCAGAGCAACAAAAGACATATCTTCGTGTTCGAGGCCGTCCTGATGCTGGCGGGGAGAATGTTGTGCAACTGGCAGATGGCAGAACTGTAACGGTAGGCGGGAAGCTTCACGGCGCTGGGGCTAATGCGTTCTACGAAGGTATCGACAACGAGGGGAATATGGTTCGCGTTCCTGCTGGCTCTATTGCCGCTCCGGCTACATCGGCAGCAAGCGCGCAGAATTACGCAATGAAGAAAGATCTTGATGCAATTTCTGGTGCATCAATTGACGATCTTGGCTTCATGACTGGCATTACAGGCTCTTCAGGTTCTCCTGCTCTTGGTGCAGATATTCGTAGCCGTGCATCTGGTGGTGATCAGAGGAAACTATACAACGCTGCACAGCGAATCCAAGGAAAGATGCAGAATCAGGGCATTGCAGCAGCCAGAGACATGGGGGCATCCGGTATCAACACCGTTGCAGAAGCAAAGATGTATTTTCAAGGTATGCCACAGGTTGATTTCTCAAGCCCTGAAGCACTGCAACAATCAATGCGCGACATTCAGCAATATACCGACAATTACAACCAGCAATATAACGTTAATGTCGGTAATGGAGGGAAGAAATCATCAATGCAACAGCCGCCTACTCAGCAATCAGCAGGAGGTAGCTACACGTCAAAATCAGGCATTCAATTTACGGTGGAATGATGAAAGTAACTGCAAACGGTAAGACATTTACCTTTCCTGATGGTACGAGCACGGAAGATATTGGCACCGCCATTGATGAGTATTTTGCTGGTCAGGCTGTTCAGCAACAAACAGTTAATCAGGCCAATAATGAACCAGCACGTGAAGAACCATCATTGATGCAACAAGCTGGCGATTGGCTCACAGGTGGTCAAAGTGCAGGGCAAATTGCAGAGCAGGCTGGTCGTGGTCTGGTAAACATACCATTTGACGTATTGCAGGGTGGCGCAAGTCTGATTAATGCAATCAGCCAGGGGCTTGGTGGCCCCAAGGTTTTGGACGATGTCTATCGTCCAGTAGATCGACCAACAGACCCTTATGCGCAAGCTGGAGAAACAATTGGTGGGTATTTAGTTCCAGGAGTTGGAACGGCAGGAAGCATGGCTATTGGATCACTGGCAGAGGCCGCAAATCAGAAAGGCGATTTCGCACAAAATGCAGCTAAAAATGCAGGAGTTAACCTTGCCGCTCAGGGGGTTCTTTCCGCAGCAGCAAAGGGAATAGGGCGTGGAATAACGGCTATAAAAGGTGATATTGCGCCAGAAGTGGCGAAGAAAATTGCCACATCAGAATCGATGGGCGTAACACCAATGACATCTGATGTTATCCCGCCGAAAAATGCTTTCACTCGCGGCCTTACTCAGGATGCCGAGGGGGCTTTGCTCGGGACAGGCTCAAAGCGAGCGGAGCAATATGCAACGCGTAGTAAGCTGGTAAGTAATTATTTTGACCGTTTTGGTGAGTACAACCCTGATGATGTGGTGAAATCTCTGACCACCACGTTAAGGGGGAGGAAGGATGCCGCTGGCGCTGTTATCAATGACGTCACCAATAAAATGGGTAATGCCGCAGTTGATACCACAAATACCATGAATGCTCTGAATACAGCGATCGCAAGACAGGAACGGCTTGGGACGTCTGCCAATCAAAGCCTGCTTACATCCTTGCGTAACCTACGTGAAGAATTAGCAAACCCTGCAACTGATTTGGATGTTACGTTTGATCTCTTGCGTCAACACAGAACAGCCTTTAGATCTAATGTTCAGGGAGATGCTATGGTCTTCCCCAACCAGGCAAAAGCAGCTACCAATATGGTAGAGAACGCAATGTCAAAAGACCTTCGTAACGCAGTTGCTAAAAACCTCGGTGCATCAGACGCAGCAAAATACCTTAAAGCAAATTCCGATTATGCAAACGTTTATAATAAGGTGCTTAATAAAAACATTGCTAACAAACTCAACAAGGCAAGCAGTGAAGCCAGTCCTGAACTTATAAATACCGTTGTATTAAGCAGAAAACCATCTGACGTGAAACGAATCTGGAGCGCACTGGATGATAAAGGGAAAGATGCTATGCGTGCAGCTTACGTCAGCAAAATAGCGGAAAAGGCCGGTGACTCTCCAGCCAAGTTCATCACTGAAGTTAATAAGCTGAAATCTCAGTCAGGCGGTGAAATTTACAACACTATTTTTTCTGGAAAGCACATGAAAGAACTTGATGCTCTTAATGAAGTTCTACAGCAAACAGCAAGGTCAGACACCGCAAATGTAGTAACTCAGACGGGGCAATCGCAAGCCAACAGGATAAGGACGATTGGCGCAACTGCGACTCTTGGCGTATCAATGGGGCTTGAGGCTGGTTTCGGTGCAATGATGCGCTTGTATGAGTCCAAAGCAGCAAGGAATGCTCTCTTACGTCTGGCAAACACTAAAGCTGGAACGCCAGCCTATGAAAGAGCGCTGAATAACGCTGCGAATGCCATCAGGCCGCTGCTTGCCACTGAGGCAACACAGCAGTAACGTATGGGAAATTGGATTCAATCGCTAACATTTTCTTTTTACTTTTCCAACAAAAGCTTTGGTTGAATCCATATTTCCATAACCGGAAATGGTTTTTGACATTAAAACTGTTCCAGTAGGATGTATTACCCATGAGTCGATAACGCGTTGAGTTTCGCCATTCGCGCCGATTCCTATGATGGAGTTTTTAGACAATACTTTGTAAGCCATGCCGCCCGCATCTGTCCCAGAATATGTGATGCTAGCATCTTCACCGCTTGTCTTAATGATGAATGTTCCACTAAAACCATCTTCTTCCGGATGGAAATTATTTCGTTCTGAATAGCTTATTCCGCGCATATCTCCAACGACCCAGCACTCTGCTGTAGCCCCAAAAGATATGAATAAGAACATAGCAGCAAGAAATTGCTTCACACCAACCTCCTTAGTTTTGTGCAGGATACCAGATGATAATGTGTAGTTGGAGTAGCGCGGTTGTAATGCAAGCATTTTGTTTTGGTTTTATGCTTGCTTGTATGTGTGTACAGTGCATATAATGCAAGCATACATCACAACAAAGGTGCTTGCATTATGACTGAAAAGAAAAGTGGCGAAGGGAAAGCTAAGGGCGGGATCGCTCGCGCAAAGTCGCTGACTAAAGAGCAGCGTTCTGAAATAGCAAAGAAAGCAGCTGCTGCAAGATGGAAAAGTAAGATTCTCAGGGCAACTCATCGTGGTAACTTTTTAGATGATTTTGGCATTGATGCTGAATGTTATGTACTGGATGACGAGTCGAAAACTGTCGTTGTTACGAAAACTGGATTATCTCAGTTGCTAGGGATTGGTGAACATGCCAGGGATTTAGATCAACTGCTTGGCGCTCAGTATATGAGCAAATACCGAGATCTAGAATTGCAGCGAAAAATGGAAAATCCCTATAAATTTCAACTTACTTCGAAGTCTAAAACCGTTCATCAAGCGTTAGGTTATGACATTACAGCAATTGTTGATATTGGTAGGGCACTAATAGAAGCCAAAGATAATGACGATCTACCACAATCACGGTTAAAGGCAGCCGCCGCAGCACAGAGACTTATTAATGCCTCCGCTAAGGCGGGAATTAAGGGGGTTGCGTATGCGCTTGCTGGTTATCGTCCAGAAGTTCAGGCTGTCATTGACGAGTTCAAAGCGTTTGTTCGTGAAGAGGCTCGTCAATATGAAAAGGAATTTCCAGATGAGCTATACGAGGAGTGGTATCGACTGTACGGCCTGAATAGGCCAGAGAAAGGACGGCCTATTCGTTTTGGGCAGCTAACCAACATGCAGATATACACCCCGCTAGCAAAGAGTAAAGGTAAAATCCTTGAACAAATTAGAGCCAGCCGAGACGAGAACGGAAAACAATCTGATAAGTTGCATCTGTTCCTTTCTGAAATTGGTGTCAAGGCTTTGCGTCAGCATATCGGTAAGCTTCTTGGTGTCGCAGCGATGAGTGAGACAAGAGAAGAATACGAAAAAGGAATAGAAAAGGTTTTCGGAAGAATGAAACCAGAAATCTAATTATGAAACCCACCGTCAGGTGGGTTTTTTGTACAAATCCTTCAGCGTATCAAACACCATCTTCTTAACAAGTTCAGACTGCTCATCAGCGATGCGTTCCGCATCGTCTCGATAGCCTGAAATTTTGGATGGCTTTGATACAGCATCAGTCACTATCTGAACTAATTCTGAATTAAGAGAGCGGCCATTGGATTTGGCTCGCTGTTTTAGTTTTTCCTTTAATTCGTAAGGTAGCCGCAGATTAAATTGCGGGTCATCTCTTCCCATTCTTGATGCCTCACTTTTGTAAGTGGATCGGCATCATATGATCTACTGGTTATATCCACAATAAGACCACTGTGGTCTCAATGACGCATTGCCGTAGCCATGCTGCGGTGATTCCTTGTATCTGGAGCAAATTAAATGACAGACATTACAGCCAATGTGATCGTATCAATGCCATCGCAACTCTTCACTATGGCGCGTTCTTTTAAAGCCGTAGCCAATGGCAAAATTTATATCGGTAAAATTGACACTGACCCTGTAAATCCTGAAAACCAGATTCAGGTTTATGTGGAGAACGAAGACGGCTCTCACGCTCCTGTTTCGCAACCAATAATCATTAACGCTGCTGGATATCCGGTATATAACGGACAGATTGCCAAATTCGTTACCGTGCAAGGCCATTCTATGGCTGTTTATGATGCGTATGGTGCACAGCAGTTCTATTTTCCCAATGTGCTGAAGTATGACCCTGATCAACTACGGCAGCAATTAGAAGACCCAGATGGAGCGAATAAATACCCAAAACTTCAGATAGCAAGATGGAGAGACAGTTATGATGTAAGAGGTTGGGGGGCTATTGGTGATGGTGTTCATGATGATACATCAGCTCTATCAGAATTACTTTCTGTTGCAACAGGTGGTGAAAAGATAGATGGGCGAGGGCTTACTTTTAAAGTATCAACTCTTCCAGATGTCAGTCGATTTAAAAATGCTCGTTTTTTATTTGAGAGAATACCGGGTCAGCCTCTTTTTTATGCTTCTGAAGATTTTATCCAGGGAGAGTTATTTAAAATTACAGATACACCGTGGTACAACGCCTGGACGCAGGATAAAACGTTTGTATATGACAATGTCATCTATGCGCCTTTTATGGCTGGAGACCGCCATGGTGTAAATAACCTCCATGTTGCATGGGTTCGCTCAGGAGATGACGGGAAGACCTGGACAACGCCGGAATGGCTTACAGATTTACATGAAAACTATCCCACAGTTAACTATCACTGCATGAGTATGGGGGTTGTCAGAAATCGCCTTTTTGCTGTAATTGAGACGCGGACCGTGAGCGGAAATAAACTGCAGGTTGCAGAGTTGTGGGATCGCCCAATGAGTCGCAGCCTTCGCGTTTATGGTGGTATAACGAAAGCAGCAAATCAGCAAGTCGCTTATATTCGCATTACTGATCACGGATTATTTGCTGGTGATTTTGTCAACTTCTCAAACTCTGGTGTTACAGGTGTTACCGGGAATATGACGGTGACTACTGTTATTGATAAAAATACTTTTACAGTTACGACGCAAAATACCCAGGATGTGGATCAGAATAACGAGGGTAGATACTGGAGTTTTGGTACATCATTTCACTCGTCACCATGGAGAAAAACCAGTCTTGGAACTATTCCTTCTTTTGTTGACGGAAGCACTCCTGTTACTGAGATTCACAGTTTTGCGACGATTAGCGATAACAGTTTTGCTGTTGGCTACCATAATGGTGATATTGGTCCACGCGAGCTTGGGATACTCTATTTCTCTGATGCTTTCGGTTCTCCTGGTAGCTTTGTTCGCAGACGCATACCTGCAGAATATGAGGCGAATGCATCTGAGCCATGTGTAAAATATTATGATGGCATTCTGTATCTGACGACCAGGGGGACATTAAGTACTCAACCCGGTAGTTCATTGCACAGAAGCTCTGATTTAGGTACATCATGGAATTCTCTTCGCTTCCCAAATAATGTTCATCACTCAAACCTTCCTTTTGCCAAAGTTGGCGATGAGCTGATTATTTTTGGCAGTGAGCGCGCATTTGGTGAGTGGGAAGGAGGAGAACCTGATAACCGTTATGCAGGAAACTATCCAAGAACATTTATGACCAGAGTTAACGTCAATGAGTGGAGTCTGGATAATGTAGAGTGGGTTAATGTTACTGATCAGATTTATCAGGGCGGAATAGTTAACTCTGCGGTTGGTGTTGGTTCAGTTTGTATCAAAGACAACTGGCTGTACTACATTTTCGGTGGGGAAGACTTTCTAAACCCATGGAGCATAGGGGATAACAACAGAAAATATCCTTATGTTCACGATGGTCACCCGGCTGATTTGTATTGTTTCAGGGTGAAAATTAAACAGGAAGAATTTGTTTCAAGGGATTTTGTCTACGGAGCCACTCCTAACAGAACGCTTCCTACTTTTATGTCGACGTCAGGCGTGAGGACGGTTCCTGTACCCGTTGATTTCACAGATGATGTTGCCGTCCAGTCACTGACTGTCCATGCAGGTACATCAGGACAAGTTCGCGCGGAAGTCAAATTTGAGGGTAATTACGCCATTATTGCGAAGAAAGTACCGTCTGATGATGTTACCGCTCAGAGATTAATCGTTAGCGGCGGTGAAACAACGTCTTCAGCAGATGGTGCAATGATAACGTTGCATGGTTCCGGAAGCAGTACTCCACGTCGCGCGGTATATAACGCACTCGAACATCTTTTTGAGAACGGAGATGTTAAACCTTATCTTGATAATGTAAATGCTCTTGGTGGTCCGGGAAACAGGTTCTCGATAGTTTATCTTGGCTCCAATCCTGTGGTTACCAGTGACGGAACATTAAAGACAGAGCCGGTCTCTCCTGACGAAACATTGCTGGATGCCTGGGGTGACGTCAGGTATATCGCTTATAAATGGCTGAACGCTGTCGCTATAAAGGGGGAAGAAGGGGCGAGGATACATCATGGTGTAATCGCGCAGCAACTTCGTGATGTTCTTATTTCTCACGGACTCATGGAAGAAGAAAGCACAACATGCCGCTATGCCTTTCTTTGCTATGACGATTATCCCGCAGTATATGATGACGTCATTACTGGCCAAAGGGAAATGCCGCTGACTGATAATGACGGGAGCATCATTGTTGATGAGGATGATAATCCAGTGATGGTAATGGAAGACATCATTGAGCGCGTTGAAATAACGCCAGCAGGATCTAGATGGGGGGTCAGACCTGATCTCTTATTCTATATCGAGGCAGCATGGCAGCGCAGAGAAATAGAAAGAATAAAAGCTAGGTTAGACTTAATAGAAGGGAAGCACTAAATGTTTCGTTGGCGTCAAAAATATGAACTGATCACATAAAGAAGTAAGTACATTGGCAAAAAACATTGACGTCAACGAAATTAAATATAAAAATTTAAATGCTTTTTAATGACAAGAAAAGTAACTAGTGGTAAAATAACGTAGGATACTAATATGTTAAGACTCAAGACTCAAGACTCAAGACTCAAGACTCAAGACTCAAGACTCAAGACTCAAGACTCAAGACTCAAGACTCAAGACTCAAGACTCAAGACTCAAGACTCAAGACTCAAGACTCAAGACTCAAGACTCAAGACTCAAGACTCAAGACTCAAGACTCAAGACTCAAGACTCAAGACTCAAGACTCAAGACTCAAGACTCAAGACTCAAGACTCAAGACTCGTTTTCCGTTGATGATAATGGGTCAGGTAATGTTTTTGTATGTGGAGATCTTGTAAATAGCAAAGAGAATAAAGTTCAGTTCAATGGAAACAATAACAAACTTATTATAGAAGATGATGTTGAGTGTCGATGGCTTACCGTAATATTTAGGGGTGATAATAATTACGTAAGAATACATAAAAACAGTAAGATTAAAGGTGATATTGTCGCAACAAAAGGTTCAAAAGTTATTATCGGTAGAAGAACGACAATAGGTGCAGGTTTTGAAGTCGTCACTGATAAGTGCAATGTTACAATTGGCCATGACTGCATGATAGCAAGAGATGTTATTTTGCGTGCATCAGATGGGCATCCTATATTTGATATTCATAGCAAAAAAAGGATTAATTGGGCAAAAGATATCATTATATCTAGTTACGTATGGGTAGGGAGAAATGTCTCTATAATGAAAGGAGTATCTGTTGGAAGCGGATCTGTCATTGGGTATGGGAGTATTGTAACTAAAGATGTGCCATCTATGTGTGCAGCAGCCGGTAATCCAGCAAAAATAATAAAAAGAAATATAATATGGGCAAGAACGGATAAAGCGGAGCTAATTAGTGATGACAAGAGATGCTCCAGCTATCATGCGAAGCTCACGCAATAAATATAAAACATCATGCAGACATATTACCAATATTAATATAAGGTAATAAAAATATAATTTACAAAAAAGCCCGTTGGAAGCGACGGGCATTAACCGCGGTAATGGATAAATTATTAATGTTTTTAGATTGTGAACGATATCATATTGTGCGGAAGTAGTGAAGTAACCATGTAAAATGATTGTTTCATAGCCTATGAGACACACAAGGCTTTGTGCTCTTCGATAGTTGTTAAGGCGGATCACTCTACCTTCTCATCAAGCCAATCCGCCCACCACTGCATCATTTCTCTGCGCTTATCGAGATACTGAGCATGGTTGTAAATACCGCGCACAGATCCGCCGTTGGCATGTGCCAGTTGCACTTCAATAGCGTCAGCAGGCCATTCGTGCTCGTTCATAATCGTGCTGAATTCATGCCTGAATCCGTGACCGCTTTCTAGACCCTCATAGCCGATTTGTTTGATCACAAGTAGAACCGCGTTCTCGCAGATTGGCTTCTTCTTATCGTTGCGCCCGGCAAAAACAAACTCTGATACTGGTTTGGTGATGGAGCTTAGCGTAGTGAGAAGTTCAACCACCTGGTCTGACATCGGGACCACATGAATTTTGCGTCCCTTCATCACACTGGCGTCGATGGTGATAATCCTGTTTTCAAAATCGACGTTCTTCCATAGCATGGAACGAAGCTCTTTCGTTCTTAGGGCTGTGTAGCGTAAAACTTTGGTCGCAATGAGCGATACGATACTTCCTGAAAATGTTGCCAGTGCTTTGTTGAATGCAGGGATCTGGTCTGCAGGAAGAAACGGGAAGTTCTTCTTGCGGTATCCCTTCATGGCGTCAGCAAGGTCAGGTGCCGGGTTATATTTAGCCCTACCAGTGACAATAGCGTAACGGAAAACCTCGCCGCATCTTCTGCGGGCTTTGTTGGCTCGCTCCATTGCACCGCGATCTTCAAATCTGCGGATTACTTCCAGCAGTTGCATCGGCTCAATATCCTGAATTTCAAGGCCGCCGATGATAGGTAAAATGTCGTCATCAAACATTTTTGCAAGTTCAGTTGCATAGCCTACTGACCAGACTTGCTTCTTGTGCTCGTACCATTCCTTGTAAATCGCACTAAAGGAATTGTTGTTAGACGAAGCCTTTTTCGCTTTTACCGGATCGATGCCAACCGAGATGTCTTTCCTCGCGGTCCATGCTTTATCTCTTGCCTCCTGCAAAGTCATAAGTGGATATTTTCCGACGGTCAGGATTTTCTCCTTACCGTCAATCTTGTAGCGAAGCTGCCATACCTTTTTCCCTGATACAGGGACATAAAGGTACAGGCCATTACCATCGAGTAGGCGGTATGGTTTTTCTTTCGGCTTTGCTGCTTCAATCTGCTTAACGGTGAGCAT